AGAAGATGAACAGGAGAAACAAGAGCCGGTAGCTCCTGCGCCCTTCCAACCCGACCCTGCTGTTTTACAGCGTATTGAAGATACTACGATTAGCGAAGACGTACAGGATACTGTAGATATTTCATCGTCATTGATGAGAGCATATGCGAAAGAACAGGAAGAGGTAGGTGGCGTACCCTCTATAACAAATGTTGATCAGCTTACTACACGGGCTGAAACTATTGAACGCGCCATTGATAGGCTTCCGGGTGAAGAGGATACTCTTGGTCTTGCGCGTGATGTTTTTACACTTGGTAAATTCTTTGTAGATAATATTGTTGGCGTGGCTAATACTATTGCAGTTCCTCTTGGACTTGATACTGGAACTGAAGGCAGGGGACAAACTGAAACGCTTTTTACAAAACCTCAAAAAGTGTACGACTCAGAAAGGTATGAAAAGTACTTTGACAACCTTCGTGAAAAAGAAGACCGATCTCTGGCAGGGGCAGTACTATCAACTGCTAAAAAAATATTTGATGAGTCTCCAGAGTTAAAGAATGAAGGAGAGTTTGTTAAGGGGGTTATAGATAGATTAGCAGGTCAGGCTGGCACTGTAACTGCAAGAGAGGCTGATGAACTTACAGGCTACTGGCGAGCAGAGGCCTCTACAACGGAGCAGGTAGTTCGCGCTATTCCTGAAGTTATAGGCGGCACGGCTGCTGGTATAAAGTTTCTTACAAGGGGCAGCAAAAAGTTAGTTAAAGAGGCGGAAGATATCATGGGTAAAGATATCTTAAAGGCTACCGATGAAGAAATAGCCAAGGCTACTCTGCAGATTGCAGATAAAGCAACCTTTGCTATAACTAACTTTTTTAAGTTAGGCGGTGTACGCAAAGCGGCATACGCAAAAAGAGTAGGAGCCGTTCTTACCTCAAAACAGAAGCCTTTACTTAAGACTGTTGCAGAGAATAACAGGGCAATAGGAGAGGCTAGAAAGAAGGTAGCTTCTGCTAGAAAATCTAAGGATAAGACTCTCATAGACAGTGAAGAGGCCGCTCTTTCCTTTGCTAGAAGAAAACGTGTTAGTGATATTCCCAAACAGTTTTTAGAAATACCTATGACTGAAGTAGGTGCTGTTACTGGAGCAACTATAGCGGGAAATCTTTATGGAGAAGAGTTCGGTGCTTTGTTTGGCGCTCTGGGGGGAGGCATATTTAGCTCTGTAGGGTTTGATAAAACCTATAAAGCGTTGGTTAAATCAGGACAAGGTTTTGGGTCTGCAATTGTAGGTTTTGGAAGCTTCTTGGGTGCATTAAGTGATGAACAGGTTAAGCAGCTTGCTAAGACGGGGATAATACCTAAGCAAAGCAACCTTACAAAAAAAGAACAAGAGTCTCTCAATGGCTTTGCTAGGTTTATCAGGTCATTACCTGAAGAAGATAGAACTAACGTCTACGGACAATTAAAGCTACTGAATGATATTAGAGTAGACCTTACGGAAGCTGGGGTGGACCCTGAGCTTCTTCAAACTACTATGGGCAAGGCCACTGGCCTTATTCCCCTTATGATGATGCGGGAGGCCATTCCAGAAGCGAACATTAGTCTAGCCAAAACCTTAAAAAATACTAAAGAAATTACTCAGTTAATTGAGAATGAAAGAAATATAGAGCAACAGTTTGTAGAGTTTCGTGGGCTGTTAGACAGGCTGGCAGGGGCTGCTGGAGATGCTGGTGTACAGAACTCTAAGTTCGATAGCTTTATATCCGCGATGCAAGCTGCTAGCACTAAGCAGGTTGAAGAGATAGGCAATGATAAAGCACAGTTAGATGATCTCGTTCAAGAGATTGTAGACTTAGTTGCTGACCCTGCGTTTACACAGAATGTAAAAGATAAAGAAAGTCTATCTGAACTTGTAGAACAGATTACCCGTAACAGTCTTTTAGATGATGCAGGAGATATGGGTGATCCCGCTGTTAGGCGGCTTACAGAAGAAGCCGTTCCTGAGCTTGAAGGTCAAGCTACACGCAGATTGGAACAGGTAGAAGAGGCTGTAGGAGAAACTGAGACTGACTTAGTTCGTTTTCTTGACTCTTTTCTTGATCCTCAAAAGTATCAAATAGATGCGGAGAATGCTGCAGAGTCCTTAGCAACATATGCAAGGAATAGAAAAGCAGCGATTACAGGCAAGGCCCGTAAGCAATTTGAAGAGCTTTCTCAGTACGGAGATGAGATTGACATTACAGATTGGTTAGACGATCTGTATGGAACTGCAGATAATGTCATTGGTCAGACAAGATTAGAAAAAGTAAAGCAAATACTAAAGGGTAAAAAACTTGGTAATTCTTCTACTCTAGAGGCGCTATCAAACATTGAAGGCAAAGCTGCTGTAGAAGAAGCTTTAGACTCTAACATAGAACTTAAAGAAGTTATATTAGAAGAGTTTAAAGCGGCTATGAAACAGAAAGGCGTAGCAGATGATGTTCTTGAGGGTATCACTGCAGATAACTTTAACTATAATGAGATAAAGGGCTTCTTTAGGTCTGAATACGCAGGGGCTGCTCAAGACTTTACAGACTTTGATGTGTTCAGAATTGCTAGAGAAATTGGTGAAGAGCTTGATATAGACCTTAGAATTAACGCTACAGTAAGCGATATACAAGAGTATTCATCTAAGTTCTCAGAGCAAGCTAGGAAGATGTACGATAGCAAGAGAGAGCTTTCTGAAAAAATGGGCAGTTTGTCTAGAAGCATTATAGACACTATCCCTGAAGAAGGAGAGGCAGGTCAAGCTATACGCAGGGCAAAAACAAACTACATTAATAATGTAGTCATGCGCTATAGAGACAAAGCAGGAAACCCTATAGGCTATAATGTAGACCACTTTAATCCAAACGGCACTCATAAAGTAGACCCTATAAAATGGATTAACTTTAATAAGCTTATTTCTGGAGAACAACAGGATGGTGTAGATTTAGTAAAACAGCTAGAAAAAACATTTGGTGGGTTTTACAGTGATACAGGCGAGTATGTTTTAACTGGAAAAGCAAAACAGATTACTCGAAACCTGTTAAACGATCTGCTTGCCCGACATATATCAGGTATAGTTGAAGCAAAGGGCATAAAGCCTCTCATACCTCGCGATGGAAAAGTATCCTCTGCTGATAAGCTTGTAGAGGGAGAGCTTCTTTCAAGGGCTAATCAAGCTGGTGGTAAAATTTTAGAAAGCCCTGCACTAAAAGAGCTTGAGAAGGCTGGGCTTATTGATCTTGATAGAGTTACACAGTACAATCTAGCAGTTGATAACTTCTTTGGAGGAACTAAACTTCTAAGCAGAACGGAAGCGCAGGTTGACCGTGCAGTTAAACGGGCGGCTAAGAATGTTCAAGCACAGGCTAATCTAAGAGAGAACTTCTTGAAGAGCATGGCTAGATTTGGACCGGAGCAGCAAGGGGCCACACAGATAAGCGACTATGATAGCTTCTTGAACTTCTTCATTCTTAATCCACAGGGACAGTCTAGAATTGATACTCTTCTTCCTCAAGTAGCAAAAGAGATAGGTGTAGGAGATGACGCCGTAAAAGAGCTTATGTCTGATCTTACATTAGAGGCTATCTCCCGCGCTTCATACGGAGTGATGAGAGAGGCTAGGGTTGGTCAATATATGAGAGACTTTGACTATGAGAGACTATACTCGCTTGTACTTGACAGAGATGTTTCTAATACGGTTAGAGGTATCATAGGCGAGGAGAAGTTTACCGGGCTAACTAGAATGGCTCAGTTTTTGATGATTCAAAATAGAGACACTGTTTCTAGTGCAGGAGTTAAAGTCACAACTCCTAAAGGTTTAGGCGTTGAGTCTCTTCTGTCTCGTACTTACAGTGTTGCGCGAGGAGTTATTAGCCCTAAGTACGTAGCAACTGAGGTAGCACTTCTTGGGTTTAGAAAGAAGAAAGCAGAGGCCCTGTCTAAGATTATGAAAGACCCTAAGATGGTAGATGCCGTTATTGAAATAATAGAAACTAATGGAGATGCCATACGAAAGTACGACCCTAATCTATTTACTGTACTTATAAATGGTCTTGGATATCACGAAAATATTAAAAGAAAAGAAAAGACCGAATCACAAATCCGTGAACTAGAACTAGATCAATTTAGGAGATAAAAATGACACTAATTATTACCGTAATCGTTGTAGCCCTTGCCGTGTTAGGTGGCTTCTCAGTAGTGGCTGCTGTTACGCCCAACGAAGCTGACAATAAAAAACTTCAGGGCATTCTAACAGCTATCAACACACTGGGAATGAACGTTCTCAAGGCTAAGAATAAACTTGTTAAATGATTAAACTCTATCTTCTATTGATAGTGCTTGGATTGCTTGGCGGTGCTGGCTATGGTGCGTATTATTATTACAAGGATACGCAAGAGCGCATACAGACTTTGACTGAGAATAATGTGAAGCTAGCCACTGCTAAAGCAATCCAAGATAACACTATAAAAACTATGGAAGAAGACAGAAACAAGTTTCAGAAGTTAAACACTGAACTTCAAACCAGACTTGATATAGCCAATACGTACAGAGACACTTTAATAAACAGGCTAAGAAAAAGTAATTTAGTAGCTCTTAGTATTAAAGACCCTAAGTTAGCAGAAGAGAAAATAAATAATGGAACTAAGAAACTTCTTAAATCACTGGAAATTATCTCTGGTGCTGCTCCCGCTTCTCCTGCTAAGTAGTGGTTGCGACACCTTTAGAAAAATAATGCCCCTACAGATTAAGACTGTAGAGGCTAGTAGAAACGTACCTATTCAAAATCGTCCCAGACCTGTGGACATGAACGGTATATACTTTTATGTAGTTAATGAAAGTAACTTTGAAGAGTTCAAGGCAAGGTTTACCCAAGAGAAGGGTGACTTCCTATTCTACGCTATAAGCGTAAGAGACTACGAAACCCTTGCACTGAATATGTCTGAGCTAAAAAGGTTTATTAAGCAGCAGAAAGAACTGATAGTATACTATGAAGAAGCAGTGAAACCAAAAGAGGATAAAAAGATACCTAATAAATAATACCTTTAAAATCCCTGTACTGCTGATCACTATAGTCTCGTAGGTAATTTACCAGCGAGACTATTTTTTTTGTGTGTTCAAACTCAGGATTCCACTTATCAAAAATGTTTTCTATATCTTTGGCAGAGGGGGGACCCTCAAAATCCAAAGCTATATCTCCACTTGAAGTAATTGATACGGACATCCTGTAAAGGAGCGCATCAGCCTTCTTACTCATTACTAGCCTCTAACATAGATATTGGTAGATTGTAACAGTCTGCTCTAAATACAAAGCCGTTATCTGGGTCTACCTCTCCCTTCTTGTGTTCAGTAGCTACTTTAAAAAACTCATCTTTAGTTATTTTACCTAAGTACCATCCCATAGTAAAGTCATTCTTAATCCTAACAAAAGCATAAGAATCACAGTTCTGTTTAGCATTGAACTTAGCAACTGAACATGAGTAGTAGTCTCTTGGAGGAGAAGATACCTGCTTGGTTTTGACATCTACTGTTGTGCCATCCCCAAGGGTAAGGTCGTAATCAAAGGTGTTTTGATGAGAACCACCCAGAACGTCTACGACTATCTTCTCCCCCAAGTATCCAGCTAATGACCCTGCACCCCTGATTATAGAGTTGTTTAACTCACCAAGCAGGAAAGCTTTCCTATCGGCCCACTGCCGCATGTCATCAGTTATCTGGATTTCTTTTATCATTGTAACCTACAAACCAATATCAACAACTTCACAGACATCTCCTGTGCAGCTTAATTCTTGAGAGCCTGTGGTAGTGTCTTCTACTTCAAGCTTCTTTAGCTCTTCCCATACTATAGATTTAGGCATGTTTGTCAACAACTCTTTATACTCATCTTCAGTGCATTCAGTGTATGGGGCTTGTTGATAGGTGTGATCTGAGTAAGGCAGGAAGGATACTCCTGAGATATAATCGAAGTTCTCGTATACCCATGAACCTACCTTGAGCCATTCATCCTCTTTTACAGAGATAGTTATGGAGGGCTTATGTTCACACCAGTACTCTGCATATACTTTCCAAAGCTCAAGATGCTCAATAGCAGTCATACTCTCCCTAGTTAAAGCACCTTCTGGCGACTTAACAGGAAAGGAGAAGACTGTCATGTTGTCTTCATTGCCTATAGCTGGCTCTGCAGGTATGCCCTTCTGTATCATAAACTGAGTAAGAGGGTCTTTGTTATCTCCTCGCACAGTTCTGATGTAGTACTCACTGTGTCTAGGATGAATACCGGAAGCACTATCTACTAACTGAGATACAGTTCCTGAAGGTTTTACGCAGGTAATAGCTGTGGATGCGTTTATTCCCAAGCTAGCAGCAAACTTAGTATTACTCTTAATGGACACTTCTTTTAGCCCCTCAAGGACTTTAGGAAGATTAGAGTCCACCTTGGACAGATGCACATTGTCTAGAATACCAGTAAGGCTAACCCCCAACAGCCTTTCCTCTTCCGTGTTCTGCTTCCATATCTTTCTTAGATATTTAAAGTCAGTAAGTGACGACTGATAAGTTCCTAGCTGAGTTGCTAGCTCTACCTTCTTTGTAAGAGAGCCAACAGTATCTTCCGCACGAACAACTACCTCTGTGAGGTTACAGAACTGATAAGGCCTTAGAATGATCTCAGAGCAAGGGTTAGTTCCAAATACATGATCAGGATCACGACGACCAATACTATTAACTTTATTTTTAGCGGAGCCACGATTAAAGATACCTCTTTCACCAGACTTTGATTCATACAAAGAATACCATTCTTTTAGAAACGTGTTCATGTCTGGGCGCTCGTCGTAAACTGCAGAATTATTGGCAAGCCCTCGGTAGGGATACTCCCTAAACCAATCACCAGACTTAGCAACACGCATTCTGTTAGAGTTTAAATCAGATAGAGAGATTAGTGCAGAGCGGCGCACACCACCAACAACAATAACACTTGCAATCTTACATACAAGATCATGGCATTCCAGCGGAGATAGTTTCCTACCCGCAGCAGATTTAAACAGAACTACGGTAAAGTTCATAAGATCATCCAGAGGGGCAGGGCCGGACGACCTGCCACCAAAGGTCTTTAAACGCGCTCCCGCAGGGCGTAGACGGGACAAATCCCACTTTGGCACCTGACCTGCGTAGAGACAGGCAATTAGCTCACGCAAGCCCCTAGCCCACCCTGCCTTACTATCCTGCACAACAACAGTCGTTTCCGTAGGTTCAAAATGCTCGTTAACAACAGGTAGATTATCTGTATACTTTCTTTCAGATGAAAAGCCTACTCCTGTACCACACATAAGAACGTACAGTATCTCATCAAAAGATCGCGGAGAGTCTACAGGAATGTATGAACAGTTATATCCTGCGGTATTATCTCTAGAAAGAGCAAGACCGGAAGTCATCAAAGCTCTCATAGAGGGCATTACCTGAAGACTAAGTACAGCCTCTTCAAGTTCCTCTCTATTAGGAATGGTATGGTTGTGGTCTTTTTTTAGATGTTCCTGCATAAAATCAAAGTATCTTGAGACTGTCTCAGGCCAAGACTCGCGCCTGTCCCCCAACCAACGGGCATACCTAGACAAGTGGATAAACTCTTGATAGTCTGTAGGGAAGTAGTTGTTGCTCATTTTTAATTCTTTACCTCTTTAATAAGTTTTTTTAGATACCACTCGGCCTTAAGAAGGTCTTTCTTAGGCATACCCTTGTACTCATATCTACACATATACTTTAATATATTACCTTTAAGATAACCTCGAAAAGCTTCTGGAGAAAGTGAGTCTTGTATAATATTTATAGTCTCTATTTTTCCTTGATTATAATGATCAGGATTATTTACTGAGTAAGATAATTCTTTGTCATTATCTATAGCTTGTATAGAGCTTAAGTATTTTTTCTCATCCGGCATTAGTTGTCCTTGCTAAATTCAACCCGTATCACATTGTCATAAACTTCATCGACAGTAATCTTTGTACTACCTTCTTTACTACGATGCTCTGATATACTTTCTAATGTAGCTTCATGTCCTATCTGCATTAAGTAATCATAATCCGTTTCCAGAAGACTAAGCATACCCTGCTGTAGAATATGGGCCGCGCTAAGTTCTTCTGAGTCTGATGTATCATATGCGCGGACAGTAACCTTGTCAATAGATATGGGGTCTAAGACTATGTATAGCCTGTCAGGAGAGAGAAAAAAAGTCTCTTCTGAAATCTTCTTTTTCATCTCCTCATCCATGACACTATCTTCGTCAGGATTGAACGTGAACCCATCATCACTCATCAAACCACTCCACAGGCAATCTTTTATGCGCCCAATCAAAGCCGTGGCGCTCTGCCCAATCTGCATGGGTAGTCTTGGACCCCTTGTATATCTTCTTGTTAGCGTTTGCAAAGAAGAACTTAACGTTAAAGTCAGGATTTTGTTTTTGTACTAGCAGATGTTTAACTCTATCGCCTTGTGTTAACCTGCCCTTAACCTCAATATACATATCATTTCTAGGTATATAAAAGTCAGGTATGTAGACCCTTGGCGGCGGTTGAAAGGGTATCTTATCAGGCTCAAACTCAAAGGATACACCAAGCCTGTCTAAGGACATTGCAACTTCAGCTTCAAATTTTGATCTAAATCGCATGTGTAAACCCTAAATTTACCATATCTATATACTTTTTATCCATATAGTCTTGAACCCATTCAGGGGCGGTTGATTTAGCAAGTGAAAAAGGCACCATAGGAAAGACTACAAGTTTGTTGACCTGTCTTTGCTTACGTATTTCAACAAAGCCCTCAGATATTGCAGACTTTCCAGTGCTATTAAACTCTTCTTTCGACCAAAACCCATCCGGTGACATATCTTTTGCAAAAACTATGCATATGAGATTAGAATTAGTGGCGGCTGACTTAACATGCAGGTTGTCTTGAACAAAGCAATCGCCCTTTACTGTATCAAAGTAAACAAAGGTTGCATAGGGGTTTTGTTGTATTTCTAAGTCGCTAATTCTTTCTGGCATATATAAGGGCATTACACTTCATCCTTTACGTGCTTTGTATACCATACTCTAGGCTTAGTCTTAGCTGCTGAAGTAGCAGACATCTTATAAGCAGCATCAGGCCAGCAATACTTTTTGAAGCCGCAGTAACCACAGGTTCTATCCATAAGACGATTGCCTGTCTTCTTAACAGTACCCGTTGCTTTATCTTTGTAAGTTTCTATAGAGTCTGTAAAACACTTATCAATAGTAGGATTGTTAAGCACTTCTTTTATATTATTATCGGCTAAGGTTAGAGCCTCTTCTCTATCCTCATCCTGCACCAGCGGTGCTTCACATACAGCCCACTCTCCAGTAGCCTTATTGATTGCTATCCAACCACCGAAGGAAGTACCTGCAGCTTCAGAGTATAAGTAGCCCTGTGGCACGTAACCAAAAACATCATCCTTCTTGATGTTGTTGTAGCCACGATTAGCTGCAAACTTCATAGAGAAGGAACCGGGAGCAGCACTCTTAATATCATATATTTTGTTATCTATCTTTACATCGTAGGTTCCTCTTAAGGTTGTACCACCAATGTCAAGACTAACAGCTTCCTGTTCTCCTTGTATTTCTACGCCAGAGGCTTTCAATACTGTAACAGCAACAGCCTCTATCAAATCACCAAACAAGAACTTCATTACGAGAGTGTAGTCTACCTCTTCTTCTCTGTCCTCTCTGATAGACATCTTTTGTTGGCAGAGGGGCTTACCTACACCGGACATACGTACCCGATACTCAGGTTTCCTAGCAAACTGCCTTTCGATAGCGGAGCCACACATCTCCTTAAACTCTTCGATAAGGTGAGGGGGAAGACCTTCGCCTTCACCCCTCGACGCTTTCTCAAGGAAATGCTGTACTTTATGTAACAGCATTGATGACATCAGATGCTATCCGCCACCTCTAAAGAATTAGCAACATCTAGATCATCTCTAGCTATTACAGAATCTTTACGATCCTTGAACTCTTTAATAACTCTAGTATTCCATTTGTCGATATCTTCCATAAAGGTATTGAGAAGTTCAATATCACTCTCTTGTACCTTAGCAGGTTTTGGTTTATCAAATACTGGAGTATAATAAATAACACTACCATTTACATTACGCTTAGTAGATACTTTCGCTTTCTGCCCAAACATGATCTTGTTGGATGGGACTTCGCGGATATAGTTAGCGACAGGCATAAAGGCTGATCCCCTTGCTGCCCAGATAAACGGAGTACCCTTTAGTTCTACTTCTTCTCCATCAGTAGTCTTAGCATCTTGTGCAGAGGTAATCATACCATATACAAGCTGTGTACATTTAATGCTATCCTGCTTTGCATGTTCAATGGAGTTAGCGGGAAGTGCAGATACCTCATCCTTAGATAGCTTACCACACTTGTTGCCACCACTTGTATCAGGAAAGTTATCACTGAGTGAGGGCGCAAGCACTGTGCGAACGGAAAGTTCTGGCTGTTCATTGTTCCAAAGATTGTAGGAGTAATAGCGAACAAATAGACGCACTTCCAGTTCTTTACTGTATACAGACTTATCACCAATACGCAAACGGAAAGAACCCTTTGGCAGGGTATCGCCTTCCTTGGTTTCGTTCTGCTGTTCAATTGCTAGACGGGGTAGACCGGCAGTAGCACTTACACTCTCATCTACCTGTCCAATCATAGCCGCAATCTTGGCTACGTTTTCATCATTAAAATCTTCAATCTTCATAACTGCGCTCATGCTAATTCAATCTCCTGTGAGTTTAGCCAATCGTGGCCTATTTTTAATTCTATATCAATAGGCATATCAAAGTCAACACCAAATTTTTCTTTGCATTCTTTAGATATGCATAACATACTCCTTCTTAGTAATTCAATCATAGTATTCTTCTCGTCTGGGTGTACATCCATGACGATAGAATCGTGTACAGTATTTATAATCTTACTCTTTGGCTTGGGATCAACCATAGACTTAAGGCTCTTGTGTAGATGGATCAAGGCCAGCGGTAGGAGGTCTGCGGTAGCAAAGCCCTGTACCGGATAGTTCTTAATTGAAGTAGCCCCTACTGCAGTTCCTCTTCTAGTATATTTAGCATAGGGGAATGCATACTCTCTTCCAGAGGGCAGTACAACTTTCTTCGTAGTTACAGCCTCTTCTTGAAGCTCTTCATGCCACCTTGCTACAGACTGGTACTTCTCTCTAAAAGCAGAGTAGTAAGCCATCTCTCTGTTAGTACCAAGCATACCACCGTACAAAGGTTTAAATGTATGCGCTTTAGCATCCTGACGGGAAACACCCATAATGCTAGCTGTATAAGAATGCACATCATATCCCTCTGTAACTTCTTTGTAGATTACAGGGTCTTTAGATAGAAATCCGGCTACCCTAAACTCTAGTTGGGAGTAGTCACCTTCTAGAATATAGCCACCTTCATACCTAGAAACAATCGCTTCTCTTGCAGGGAATGTGTTTCCTCTCGGCATATTTTGAAAGTTTGGTCTACTTGAGGACAGTCTTCCAGTAGCAGTGACGCACTGATTAAACTGAGGATGAATAAAGCTGTTATCATCTTGATACTTCTCCAGACTATCTACAAAGGTGTTGAGGTACGTTCTAATCATAGAGTACCTCATGTACTTGTCAACAAACTCTTTAGCATCTCCTTCTAGATCAAGACGTATCTGAACAAGTGTTTCTTTATCTGTCTTAAATCCACCAGAAGCAGTGTCCTCTGGCCCTCTAGGAATTATCCTAAGACCAGCGGCCTCGTTTAACCTCTTGTATATTATACCTACACCGTTACATTTTGTGCATTTCTTTTTATTCTTACTTCTCTCACCCGACTTTAGTGTGTAGTAGAAAGAGCCTTTGCCATTACAGTGGGAACAAGCACTGCCAATAGTCTTGTAGACTACTGGTGCTAGCTCTTTAACTAATCGGGTAAACGACTGCCTATCCATTTTAGTTTTATTCTTCTGTTTCTTTGTGTTGCCACGAAGCTCAGTGCCTATGTTAAAAGACTCTTTCCAAGCGGACTTATCAGAAACCTTTCTTGAGTATAGCAGTATACTACGATCATCTGGGCTATCAAGGTTGATAGGAGTATCTCCCATTGCCCGTTCAGCAATAGCCATCAAGTCATTGTATAGCGCGTTATACTCATTTTGATACTCTAGCTTAATCTTAGCTAGTTTATCATTAGATATCTTTATACCGGCGCTCTCCATGTCAATGAGAACGTCCAGCATATCCATAGAAAGATTAAGCACATTTTTCATGCGGCACCTTCAAAAATAAACCCGGTGAGTAGTCTTCCCAAGACATGCCTAGCTCCTTAATCTGTGCATCTGCTAGTTGTTTTGTAATACTAACATCAGCCATACAATACTGATTAACGATATCAGGGGGCATACTTTCGTAGGAAACTTTGTTTTTAATATATTCTTTTGTAAGGTCGGTCCTCTTCTCACCCAACCCCCGCCTTTCACAACAAGCAGCAAGGCTCAAGCCAACCTTGTTCCCTCTAGCCAGCAAGTACTCAGCAATCATAGTATCGAATAGTTTACCATCATATTTAAAACCACAGGCCCGTAGCCATTGTAGATCGAACTTAAGATTGTGTCCTACAAGACAGGTAGCCTTGTCTAGTGCTGACTGTACCTTATGCACACCATTCTCTGTTGCACGTATGACATCGTGATAAAACCATACCTCAATATTCTCCGCATACATGTTAGGTACTTCTCGTTTTATACCTACAAATACTATCTGATTACCAAAGAAAGGTGAAGAGACTGTATCTGAATCAAACGTCATCGTAGTTTCTATATCTAATGTAGTAATCAAGAGAATATATCCCTATCACCATCTCTACGAAGAACTACGGAACCATGAAAACCATTTATCTTGTTCTTAGAGAACTTAATAGTTCTAAACTCTTCATGTTCCGCTATACCAATGCCAATGATTATATCAGCCTCACCAGCCTTGCCCGTCTTAGAGCCATCAAGCATTGAATAGTCAATAGTCTCTCTACCATGAGCCTCATACGAGGCCTGTGATACTGCCCACAGGGCAACATTATTCCTCTTAGCAAGCTCACGCGAACGGCAGTACAACTCTTTTAGCCTCTCATCTCCGCGAGAGAACTCTCCATCTACTCTAATCTTATCTAGCTGATCTATAATTACTATGTCAACTTCATTTCTTATGCAGTAGTCCTCAATCTCCTGTATAGAAGTGCCTACACAATCCATGAAGCTTATGTAGGGTACTGCAAGCTCCTTGTACTGATCTATAAAGCTATCTTTGTTTGTAAGGACTTCTAGCTTAGACATTTCTGTTATGGACTTAGCAACCCGCATCCTTGTCTTTTTAACAGGCTCTTCATTGCCCCAATAGGCAACTTTGAACTTGTTCTTAACATACCAACCGGCTAACCAAGCAGAGAAAGAAGTCTTTCCTATTTCTGGTCTTGCAAAGATAACTCCTAGATTCTGCCTGTCTATTCCCGGTACATAGTCCCTTAGTGAAGTAGGAAAAGGAAACTCTGGGTCACGTTCAAATTCATCTAAAGATGTTTCAATGTCGTCACTCAGAACCGAGTAAGTCTGAGATTGTTTAATGTCGTTGTCTTTAAGCTCTTCTACACAATTAAAAAGAGCATTAGTGTTATTGGACTTACCAACAAATATATCAAGAGCCTGTTCGCCTATCTCTTTTGCTTTAGTCCTTTTCCAAAAGGCATGTAATACGTCTGCAACTAGCTCTTCATTAACCTTTGTAGAGCGCAGTCTTTCAATCTCTTTAACAGCTTTATTGGCTGTAGCCTCTGGTAGAGCAGGGTATTTAGCCTGATGCCCAAGAAGAATGTCATCTGCAGTAAGGTCGCCCTCATAAGTACTGTGTAGGTAAGAAAGTGTTTCAACTATGGTCGCTACTTCTTTTGGGAAATATTCCTTTTTTATTAGACTAGATACTCTGTTGTAATTTTCTTTGGTTAGACAAGCAACAAGTACTGATCTATCAATCATCTATTTTCAAAACCTTTTTTGACTCTTTAACATCCAACTTCTTTAAATCTCTTTCAAGTACAACCATGTTTACATTCTCAAGCTCCCAGTTTAATCTCATAACCATGTCGATAGACTTAGTTGTAGCGTCTTTATCCAACGCAACAGTCACGGTATCGAAATCTGAAAGAATGTCAAGAACTTTCTCAGATAGGCTCGTTCCCAACAGAGCGACCCCGGTTGAAAAAGATGATACAGAACAGGCTGAAGCACAGTCTTCTACAACTATGGCGTGACTAGAGGTGCCGCAAATGAAGGGAGTACCACTATCACCATATCTGTACCACTTTGGTACAAAGCCAGCATTTTTCCCTATGTACCTACCGGCAGCATCCACCACTTTATTGTTTTCTTTGATTACGAACACTACTCTATCCTGCTTGTAGTCGTGTCGTATGTCAGCAAGCTTGTTAGACATTGCATAGTCGCATCTATTATCTAGTATGTAATTACAAAACTCTGTGGTATACATACCCCTACGCCAATGCTGTTTGTCCTCCTGTAACTTATTAGGAGTATCTCCATTGTCTTGTATTGTCGGTTTATTAAAGGATGTTATGTTTAACCCCTCTTTGATAACGCCTCCTTTAGTGCAGTTAGCATGAAAGCAGTAATACTTAGTACAATCAGTAAACTTTGTTACTGATAGTGTTTTAGTACCACTACATATAGGGCAGTCTAACCGTACAGAAGTATCTATAGGTATATCTATAGAATATATATAATCTTTAATAATATTATTCATATTAATATATTACTTAGAGTTTCGGGAGACGATAACCATATCTAATATCATGGATTTAAATCTCTGTCAAGAAAATAATTTCGATTGACAAAATCTTTGTTATGGTTTAAGATGAGGGTCTTTCCAACAGCATACGAGTGAATGCCGTGAATGAAGTAGTTACTATCTATTCCCCCAGATTGTCAAATGCCGATATCATGCGCCGCGTGGTTGAGGCTACCGTCCAAGATAAAATCTTTACAGCGGAGTTTGTAAAAGCGGATGGGACTGTCCGTAGAATGAATGCCCGACTAAATGTTAAGAAACATATTAAAGGCGGTAGAGATTGTAATACATCAAAGAGTATGTTAACCGTGTATGATCTCAAAGCAAAAGGGTATAGGAATATAAATCTTGATACTCTGCAATCTGTTTTAGTCGATCATATAAACCATGTGTTTACTGACGAAACTAAGTTTGAGTAGTATCAGTGGATTGTAGTTTATGTAAAAAAAAAGCAGTAGCCGTACAAAAAAATATACTTTATTGTGCTAGCTGCTGGTTAAAAATATTTAAACGTTAAAGAAAATATATAGTATGATGCACTCAAAAGACTTTTGTAGGCGAGTAGTTAATCTCAGAGTTAAAGACAATTTGTCTGCGGCTGAAGTTGCTGCTAAAATGAACCATGAGTACTACCTCGAAACAGGTAGGACTATGACAAAGAATGTTGTTATAGGTATATGGAATAGGAACAAAAACCTTATTTCACAAGAAGACCTTGAGAAGCAAAAGGACAAGGCTACTAAAAAGGCTATAAACTTTAATAAGCTCATGTCTGATCGTCAGAAGATAAAGCCCTCACAGTTCAGGGTAAGGAAATGTTTGTCGTGCAGGAAAGAGGTGCTTCTTGAAAAGAACTTGTATATATGCAATCCCTGTAAGGGAAATGAAAACTACACATACGATATGGTCACACACAGTTATAGCTCAGGTACAAAAGCATGATGAATAGAAAACAAAAAAAGGGTATACAGTCTAAGCTTGCTGTTATGCGCTACTACGTAGATAAAGGTTACTTTGTTTATAACGAAACAAATAATACTGGACCTGTCGATCTTGTAGCCATACACCCAGAAACCTTAGAAAAGAAGTTAGTCGAGGTAAAGAGTATGTCGTTCCGTTCTAAGAATGCTAACTGGAGGCCGGGAAGTATGATAAACAGATCGTTAACACCCCTACAAAAAAGTCTTGGTGTAGAGCTTGTATACTACAACATAGAAACGGGGGATGTTCGCCATGCGTAAAAGAATAGCCCGTAGGCCTAAGCCTGAAACATCTAAGAGACAAGATGGTAAGGTTTTAAAGTGGGAGTGGTTCTATGAGACTGAACTTGGTAACTATCCTAGAAGCTGGATTAAAAGGTTTCCTCATGTAGCTGATAGGGGTCGTTGGGTTGTCACAGAGATTGTAGATGATGAAAAAGATTTCTCTTGAAACATCTTTAAAAGATATAGAGTTGTTGCATTCTTTAATTGAAAAAGATGGTAGAAAAAAGAATATAACAGTTCCTAAAGATGCGCTTAGTAGGCTCTTGGTAGACCATACAAGAATGTGTAGCAGCCTTGGTAGCCTTGTAGAGTGAGCGAGGTGAAAAGCCCTTGCAAAAATATATGTCACTTGGTTAATAGGGTAACACATATGCTTTGCGTTGGTTGCTTTAGAACTCAAGACGAGATTGTTCAATGGTCAGAATACAGCGACAAAGAAAAACATCAGGTTTTAATTAGAATAAGGAAAGAACATGGCATTAGTTAATGTAAGAGATTACGCGGGTGCTGTTACTTACAAAGACCCTATAAGACCAGAGTTGTCCCATGAGTTTAGAATAACAGGGGATAGAGATTTCTATTGTCTTATGGATAACAATGTCGGCGTGGCTAGGGGCTTTATCTGTGTAGCTTTTACAGAGGATGTTTGCTCTAGTCTGTACCAACTTTCCGAACAGTCTAGCATTGCGAATGGAAGCACAGAAAAAAATGTCGCTATGTTCTACAGTGTTTGGTCCTTGTTTAAAGGGTGTGGTAGGTCTGTATTATTGTCGGCTTTAGAAAGAGTAAAGTCTGAAAGAGGTGAAATAACTAGATTTGTAACTCTTAGCCCTAAGACAACAATGGCTGCTAACTTCCATATAGGAAATGGAGCAAAGCTGTTAAAGAGTAACGTCTTCACTGACAACTATGAATATTGTATAGATTAAAAAACCACTTGACAGGCTCCCTTAGAATATGCTAAGGGTCAATTCTTCTTATTTACATGGAGAACCAAAATGAGTGTGCCTGAGACTGAGGGAAGTAACGAAGATAGAATATCTGAAATGTATTATGAAGCGTTATCAGATTTAGGCAATGCCATTATATCTAATGGAGAAAAAGAAATATTAGCTAATGAGCTTGTAAAGTTACGTTGGGAGGAGCAGCGGTGAATATATTCTACCTAGATAAAAACCCCAAGATTGCAGCGGAAATGCACTGTGACAAACACGTTGTAAAAATGATAACGGAAACTGCTCAATTGTTATCTACAGCGCACCGAATCTTAGACGGGGAAGTTTGTGTAGTTTCTAAAATGTCCTACTCCAAAAAAAATAAAACCTATACTGTTAAAGAAAACTACAAGCACTACCATCTAGAGGGAGACTTTTACAACGATGACGGTATTCTTGTTCCAGATAAATGCCCTATATATCTAGCGGCATACAAGAACCATCCTAGTGCTGTTTGGGCAAGGCTAGCCCGTGGCAACTACAACTGGTTGTCGGACCTATGGGGCTATCTCGGTATTGAGTACATGCACCGCTATGACAAAGTACACAAGGCCGCTACGCTGGAAAACTTGTTTTATTCCCCTAAGAACATAATGTATAAAACATTACTTTCAGGAGTAAGAACAGCACCGCCACAATGTATGCCTGACCACTACAAGTGTAATCCTAACTCTGCCTCTCTTGATGATGTTGTGTCTGCTTACAGGGCATATTATGTCGGTGATAAGGCATACTTTGCAAAGTGGACTAATCGATCTGTACCAAATTGGTTTACCGAAACATTACAGGAAGTAGCATAATGAAACTATTTAAGATATACCAGAATATTAACAGGGGCTACGACACTTTCGACAGTGCTGTAGTGGTTGCCAACAGTGCAGAAGAAGCACAGAAGATACATCCCTGTGATGGATCAGATGACTTTTTGCTATACGATAATTGGGTATCACGCCCTGACTTAGTAGAGTTGATATATCTGGGTGAAGTCGTGGGTGAACCTGACGATGACATCTATCCCGGTGCTATAATTTGTGCATCATTTAATGCAGGATAAATAAATGAGATGAAAGTTATGGTAACTGAAGTTGATAATGAAGGTCTTGATGCTCTTATGGGGCAGCGTGTTACACTATTCTGTGGCGTTTATATTTACACCGGAAAGCTGGTAGGTGTGAATAATACTTGTATCAAGCTGGAAGACGCTGGTATTGTTTTTGAAACTGGTGCTTTTACTGAAACTAGTTGGAAGGACTGTCAGAAGCTACCTAACGATTGGTATGTCTCTACTCAGAGTATTGAATCGTTTGGTGTGTTGAAGTAGTCTTGTTACTGATGTTCCAAACAAAGAAAATTAAGCTTAGGTCTGGGTTTGGGTCTTGGTCTAAGTCTAGGTCCGGGTCTTGGTCTAGGTCTAGGTCTGGGGCTTGGTCTAGGTCTGGGGCTGGGTATAGGTCTTGGTCTGAGTCTTGGTCTAAGTCTGGGAGTAGGTCGGAGTCTGGGTATAGGTCTGGGTCTAATACTGATTAAACATTAGAGGAATTAGCATAATGCTTGCACTTGAAGATTTAGCAATTTTAGATTACTACAAAGATTAAACTTGTCGGGCCTTAAATTTGTCGGCCCATTACAATTCTTGAGGGGGTTTTTCTCCCTGTTTACCCCCTCTCCCTAGCCCGGTGGGTGCTGGCGGCTTCCCCGCCTCGCTCGCCGGGTTTTTATTTGTGCAGATAAAGAGTGAAAATATTAGTTGACATAGGGTTGCTTCTTCTATATAGATTCCCCTGCTTTTAACAAACAGGAAAAACCATGAACCAAATAGAGATAATCGAACCCGCCCACGACGTGACGGAATTAGTACAGATTAAACCCGCTGCCGTTCGAGAACACAACGACGTTTTTGATCTCAGCTTTTTTGAGCCACTGGAGGTCTACAAAGACTCGGTGTTTGATACTGACGGTCACGAAATCATGGGCAGCAAGGCCTTGCGCTATTTCCACGATGGAAAGCTTGCCGATACCAGCGCGGTATCATCTAGCTACACACTGGAAAATCACGTAAACTTGTTTGGCAAACATGCTGACATTTTGCGGGCAAGTGAACTTCCCACAGATAACGTGCTAGTCCGTGACGAGTATTCCGACTTCGGCATGAAGGCTAAACGCTCTATACAGTATTTGGATGAGGCCGTGGATATGTCCGGCAATGGCGATATGGTCTATTGCCGTTCTGATCAAATCAACTCGGTCAATTCTAAATGGGCTTTCCAGCAATTCGCCGGGGCTTACCGTTCCTACTGCGAAAACTCAATGGTGTTCGGTGGCGATAAGGCGGTGTACAATAAGGTGAAACATTCCAAGCACTTTGACGCCGCCAGCTTGTTACGTACAGCGAACACGGTGTTCGGTACATTCCGCGATAATATCGACCGGTTCAAGGCATGGAAGGCAACGCCCGTTGATGATTCCACTGCCGGTGCATTTATCAAGCATATTTGCCCCAAGGATGTTACAGGACAGAAACGCATAGCCCGTGAAGAACAGCACGGGATAGAGAAGGCAGAAGACCTGAATATCAAGAAATTCCACGCCTTGTATGACTTGTGGGAGGAATATTCTCGCGACTACTCACAAGGCGGGGGCTTGGGCAAAAACAAATGGGCATTGTATAATGTGCTGACCCACTACGCCACGCATACCCATGACAGCAGAACGTTTGATTTAAACGGGGAAGAGAAAACCCATGTACTAGGTCGAAAGTCTGCGAACATGGTTAACACTGATCGCGGGGGCTATACGCTCAACGAGCAGATGGACCGCGCAAAGGGTATCTGGGCAGTGCTATCCGCGCCAGCTTGGGCTTCAATTAACTAGTAGAGGAGATGTGCAATTGAGATTATAGAGGCCGCGTATCGGCTTTGTTTGATAGTAGTAGTTTGTTTAATCGTTTATCACTTCATTTTGTAAGGAAAATTAGATCATGGCTACCAAGAAAACAGCGACCCCGACCAGTGGCGGGAAACAGGTTTTTGTGTCTCAGGAAGCACTCGACGCTATTGAGGGTTTACAGTTTGAAATGCAGAACATCGATATTGAGCATGCCCGCCTCTATGGCATAGGTGCTAAGGGATCTTTTTCCCGCGTGATTGAGAAGCTTGCGAAACAGGGGCTTTTTACCCCTCAAGTGAAAGAGGCAGAATAATTAATTGACGCCCGGTAATCCCTGCCGGTAAACTCAGGCCGTCCCCTTAACGGGGGGCGGTTTTTTTAACACTAATTAGGAGATCGGACTAATGGCAAGCTTTACACAAAAGCACTACAAAACAGTAGCCCACGTACTGAAAACCAATTTAATGCGGTACGAATATGACTCTGCGGAGCATAACACTGGTAATGACGACGACGACGTAAACGAGATATACGCCGCCAGTGCTGCGCGGGTTGCGCTTAAGGATACGGCGCTAGACTTCCACAATGTGTTTAGAATGGATAACCCCCGTTACGATGCAAATAAGTTCATGGACGCTTGCGGAATTGATGATTGGAAAGACATCACAGAACCAACGGAGCATGACATCCAGCCGTATGAAACACCGGATTTCTACGGGGAGCAGGTCTGATGCGCTTTATTGATGTTGTGATTGTGTTCTGTTTATTCTTCGGCGGATACGCTTGCGGCGCTTTCATGGCCGTTCATTTCGGACATTTAACATGCGTATGAACAAGGACCAGCTAACCGCGCTTCATCGCAAATGGTTGCAGAACGATCAGGGAATGAGCTTCTTAGCATTCCGGCGCACCGTATCCAGCTTGCCCCTTGAACAATGCGCCATCGTTTACTGGTGTGGTATGTACTTGGGAATTGAGGCTGACGGGTACACTCACAGTTAACAGCGATTAATATTTAGCAGGAATTAGGGGGGCTTTATGCTCCCCTTTTTTATGCCCGGTGAATATCCCCTATCCTGCAGATATTCCACGAACTTATTGCACTGGGGCTTTCCTGCGAGGGTTTGTATTGCACGCCCTTGCCCCATCAAAACAGTTCAAAAAGTAGGATGCATAAACTTGTCGGTAGTATTGAAACAGCGCGGGTGTGAGCCTAAGCATATTAGCCGCCCTTTTTGTGGCGTGTGGACATAAAAAAACCCCGGAGGCCGGGGAGTGTGAATGTATATTATGGATATTGATTAACATCAATAAAAACAAATACTTAGCTTAAAGGGGGCGCGCATGGGCCACTGGGGGTGGGTATATATCTGTATGCAATCCCCATGTATTTTTTGTATTTTTTACCCTTTTTATAATTTTTTTATTATTTATCAATGCCTTAGGGTATATATAGTAATTATATTACGCTTATGGGGGTTATTTGAGTAATTATATTACAATATGGGCTAATATTAATAGGGTATATATATTAAACCCCCCGGAGTAATGTAATTACTATTATACACCTCATTTCAGATTTGTCAAGTATAAAATGAACTAACTTTAACTTTTATCTTGACAACTTCCTCACACGCACTATAATAGTTAATTAGCAGCTACTAGCCTGTCTACACTCTATCAACAATATAAAATATATTCCTCCTAGAGAGTGTTGAGACACGACTGTACTAGCTGCATTTTTCATAAAATTAAAAAGAAATTTAACATGCCTTATACTCAAGGGCCTTACGCGGCGTTTACCATGCTTAATCATACCACTGATAACTTCTGTGCCTCTTGCAACTGTGATTCCAAAGGATGTCACTGTGCAGAAGCTACATCTACTTCTGAGCATGAGTCAGCCCCTTGTCCCCAATGTGACTGTGGAGACTGCTGCTGTAAGAAACAGTATAAAAGAACCACTGGTTTTGCAACGAGTGGCTGGGCGGAACCAACGGTGGAGATGGAATAGTGCCAGCCAAAGAACAACTCCAGCAAATCTCCAAGGAGCTAAACAAAGCTTCCCAGATGCACAAGCGGCAATCTGAGAAGGTAGCCGCGATTAGCCGTAAGGACTATGCAAAGGGCGGTGGAGTTCGTAAACCGGATGTAATGCCCAAAGGCAAAGGAATGAAGCGACCTACTAAACAGGGCGCTGGAATGACTGAGAAGGGCATTAAGGCCTATCGTGCGGCTAACCCCGGCTCTAAGCTAAAGGGTGCGGTTACTGGCGATGTTAAAAAGGGAAGTAAAGCAGCGAAGAGGCGTAAGTCTTATTGTGCGCGTTCTGCGGGACAAATGAAGAAGTTTCCAGAAGCGGCTAAAGACCCTAACTCCCGGCTGCGTCAGGCTAGAAAAAGATGGAAGTGCTAGCCTAACCCCCCCCTTAGTAGAGTAGTAGAGTTGATAATTTATACGCAAAGGATTAGAACCAATGGCTGTTAAGAAAAAAACTAAATACATGGCTAAAGGTGGTAAAACCACTAAGGGCATGGCCCGTGGCGGAATGAGCGGAATGAGTGGCATGAATGCCCGTGATACGGACATGATGGCGCGGGGCATGAGGATGATGGCAAAGGGCGGTCCTGTGACTGCAGCGCAGAGGAAAAGTCTGCCTCCCAAGCTTGTAAAGATTCTTGAAGAGAAAAGCGGCAAAAAGAAGGCCTGACGCAATGGCAGCAAAAAAAGCAAAGGCAAAGAAGAAGAGTAGCAAGTCTCCTACTCCCTCTAACCCTGCTCTGTACTCAAGGGTAAAGTCTGCAGCTAAGAAGAAGTTTGACGTTTACCCTTCTGCATATGCTAACGCTTGGTTAGTCCGCGAATACAAGAAGCGTGGTGGCGGTTACAAATGAGCCTTAAAGAGTGGTTTGGCAAAGGCCCTAAAGGAGATTGGGTAGACATTGGAGCGCCGAAGAAGGATGGAAAACTCCAAGCCTGTGGCCGCTCTTCTACTTCAGACTCCAAGAGGGGCTACCCTAAGTGTGTGCCAAGGGCTAAAGCTAAATCCATGACCTCGGAACAGAAGAAGAGTGCAGTCTCCCGTAAGAGAGCAAAGCCTCAAGGAGTAGGCGGCAAGCCCACAAATGTTGCAACGATAGCAAAAGGAAAAAAGATGTACGGTAAAGACAAGAAAAAGATGGCCTATGGGGGCATGACATCCCAGAACTCCATGCAGCAAAATCCTCAGAAAAGTCTCATGGACATGAACAGGTCTGATAACATGGTAGCTCCCTCTATGGCTACAGGTAGCAAAGTGGCAAAGATGTATTCTCGCGGTGGTGGAGTTCGTAAAGTTAACTACTAATGGTAAATAATTTACTAGCCCAGCCTAAGAAGAAGAAACGAGAGCTAACCGAGATGCAGTCTGCATACTTGGATGCTCTTATGGACAACGGTGGCAATAATGCTGCTGCTTTGCGTGTGGCTGGTTACTGTGAGACTACTGGCAAGGCAGTTATGAACTCTCTTGCAGATGAGATTATTGAACGGGCTAAGAACATGCTAGCCGCTAACTCTGTAAAAGCAGCGGCAGGTCTTGTAAATGCTCTGGATGATGACGGGACTACTCCTCGCGCTGAACTTAAGATAAAGGCTGCGGAGTCCATTCTAAACAGAGTAGGCGTAGGTAAACATGATGTTGTTGAGCATAATGTAACTGCGATTCATGGTGTAGTCCTTCTTCCTTCCAAAGCGGGTCAGGAAGAGCCTATCATCATCAACAATGATTAAGATACGTGTAGGGGTCTATCTTTCTAGAATTAAAATGCCGGGTAGTGTCCTCTGCTACAGACGCGGTATAGGCACTTATTACAAACGGATTGAAATTTATGGCGGATAATAGACTTACAAAAAAAGAATTAGCCGAGTTCGCCCTGCAGTCAGCAGCGGCCATTGCTAAATCTCCTCAAGGTAAGCAGCTTTTAGATGAGACTTTGTTTAGTCTTCGTCCTGAAGACTTTGCTATGTCTTCAAGCCGGGGCCGTAAAGAAATTAAGGTTAAGGATGCTGCAGCTACTGCAGCAGTAGCAGCTAAAGCCTACGACCTATATGCTAATGGTAAGGATAGTGAAGTTACTTCCGAGATGGCTAATGCTCTTGTAAAGTATGTTGACCTTCTTCCTTCAGGAGTAAAGGCTAGGGCTATGGGTAGCTTTAGCACCCCCGGAGGAAGTGTATCAGCCCCTGTTGGACGAGGTAGGGCAGGTTTTAAAATGCCTAACTTTAAAAATCCAGAAACTGCCAGTGCTTTTTATGAAGACCCTGATACGAGAGTTGATGTGGATTCTAGAAGTATCTCAGCCCAGCGCAACTTGGGTAAGGCAGGGCCTTTTGATATGTCCGCTTCAGGTAGAGTTGACAGGTCAGGTAATGCCTACGCAGGAGTACGGGGTAGTGCAAAGTTTGCAAAGGGTGGTCACGTTAAAAAATACACCAATGCTTCAAGGAAACCTCGACTAAAATAATGACAGATAAGGCCAATGTCAAAGAAGAGCCTGTAAAACGCTCTAGAGGCCGTCCAAGGCTAGCAGAGGGTGAGAAGGGTAGCTACAACCTATCCGCCCGTGAGAAGGCTAGGAGAGCCTCTCAGGCTGCTATACGCAAGGCTGAGAAGGCAAAGAAGAACGCCCAGAGGAAAGCGGTAAACGCTAAGAATAAAAAGAATAATATAAAGAAGGTAGAAAAGGCCCTGTTTAGTGATAAAGGGTCTAAAGTAATTGAAGATAACGTACTTAATAGCGTACCAAAAAAAGTAAGGGAGCTAGTTGAGGATGAAGCGGACATTATCTTCAAGCCCAATTCAGGGCCACAAACTGACTTTTTGGCAAGCCCTGAAAGGGATGTCTTTTATGGCGGTGCTGCTGGCGGGGGCAAGTCTTATGCTCTTCTTGCTGATTTGCTCCGTTACTGTGATAGGCCCAATCATCGCGCTCTTATTATTAGGCGCACACTTGACGAGCTTACCGAGCTTGTTGACAAGAGTAAGCAGCTATATCCAAAGGCCTTTCCGGGCGCGACTTTTAGAGAATCCAAAGCTATGTGGCAGTTCCCTTCTGGAGCTACGGCATGGTTCTCCTACCTCGACAAGGACAAAGACGTAACGCGCTACCAAGGACAGGCTTTTACTTGGATTGGCATTGATGAGATCACGCACTACCCAACACCTTACGTGTGGGAGTACTTGCGTTCCAGACTTCGTACAACTGACCCTGAGATCAATGCGTATATGCGCTGCACAGGAAACCCCGGAGGGGTAGGTGGTTGGTGGGTCAAGAAGATGTATATCGACCCCGCACCGGCTAATGCACCCTTTGCAGCAACTGATGTGGATACAGGCAACGCTCTTTTGTGGCCTGATACAGCAACGAATGGCAAGGCAGGTCAACCGCTCTTTCTTCGCAAGTTTATTCCAGCGCGGCTGACTGATAACCCCTACCTCGCAGAAACTGGTGAATATGAAGCCATGTTGAGGTCGCTCCCAGAAGTTGAAAGAAGACGGCTTTTAGAAGGGGATTGGGATGTCGCAGAGGGAGCGGCGTTCCCAGAGTTTTCACGTAATGTCCATGTTGTAGATGCATCTCAGGTGCAGATACCTACTAATTGGCTACGTGTTAGGGCAGCAGACTACGGCTATGCAGCCCCCTCTTGTGTATTGTGGGGTGCTGTTGATTGGGATGATACCCTTTGGATATACCGTGAATTTTATGGCAGTGGTCAAACTGCTGAGACGCTAGCCCATACTATTACCTCGTTAGAGGGAAACGATCCCGGCATGTACTACTCAGTGCTGGATGCTTCCTGTTGGAATAGGACAGGAACCGGCCCATCAATTGCAGAAACTCTTATACGATGTGGGGCAAGGTTCACACCTTCTGACAGGAACAGATTAGCTGGTAAGATGGAAATGCACCGCAGGTTACAGATAGACCCTGTTTCAAACCAGCCTAGAATAAAAATACTATCTACCTGTACGCATCTTATCAGGACTCTATCAGGTCTTCCTCTATCTAAGACTAATCCTGAAGATGTAGATACAAAAGCGGATGATCATGCCTATGATGCTCTGCGGTACATGTGCATGACTCGCGCACGGGGTCATCTAACAATTAACAGTATGATGAACAAGATGAAAACTGCAAAGCCTAAGCCTTTTGATTCTACCTTTGGTTATTAATTATGGTTGATAGTGCAGGAAGAAACACTTTTGGTGAGGCTAAAGCGGGTGTAGAGCCGGGTACTCAGCTTCGTAGTAATACTACAGGCTTACCAGAAGCAAGGTTAAAGCAGTTAGGCGTAACAAAGCCAGTAACAATTACATCAGAAGGTGCCGGTCTTATAATGCGCCTGATGAAGGATACGGGTAAGACCGCCCAAGGTGCTTTTGTTGAGCTTCAACAGCGTATTAAAGCCTCTCAAATTAGTGCTACTGATGATGTTGCTAGGAGAGATGTAGACTCGTTAGTTCGTAGATATTTTCCTGATGGGATAGAGGGCATAGAGAAGGGTTTAAACGAAGCAAAGGTTTATGAACAGGCTCTGTACGATGCAGGTTTCCTAGAGGATGCTGATCCCGGTTTTAAAGCTTTGGACGTTGAATTTGAAAAGCTTCCTAAGTCTGCAAGAAATAAAAGGTCTAGACAAGGAAAAAAGATACTTGGCATAAAAGAGAGTGGTGGTTTACCAACAGTCGTAGGTAGAGACAGAGATGGTAATTTAGTACTTGACAAAGAGCGGGTTAGGCCGTATACTTATAGACTAAGCCCTACAGCATTAGACACATTAGAAACTGTTAAACTTCCTTCCTTTGTTTCTCAGCCTCTAACAAAAGAGTTAGAAGTTCAAGAAAGAAGGCAAAAAGCTCCTCAAAGGATAGAACAGAGACGAGCCAATCTACCTGCAACCATGCAGGAAACTTTATCCGGTGGAGAGACTGTAGAGCCTAACAGACAAGGAGCTTCCAGCAGAGCATCCGGCGCTGTAATTAGCCGACGAGATGTAAACACTTTTAAACAGGCTATGAGTGCCTATATCACTAAGCCTAGAGAAGAAAAGACCAACCTGTTTAAAGGCGTTATGGAAGAGGCTAGAAAAATAGACCCTAAAGTCTCTATGGACTCTATGCAGAACGTTAAAGACTATCTTTACTTTAATGGCGTTCTAGAGGCAGACACTAGCATATCAGAAAAACTTGGACCGTCTAGACTATCAGATACAGATGTTCCTGAGTATGTAAAGCCAAGCGATAAATTTTATAAAGAGGGTCTTAAGTCTTTAGATGTAGGCGGTGCTAACGAACCTTTAGTAGTAGGAAAGTTAAGCGCAGAGCCTAGCCCTTTTGTAGATGTACAAAAGCCTAAGACTATAGAAGAGCAGATAAGCTCTGGAGAGTTTTCAAAAGAAGCAAAGCAAGAGGAAGCCCCTAAAAGGCGATTTGCAGACTTGCTTAAAAGAGGCGGTAAAAAAGCATTAAAAGCTATGCCCCTTGTTGCAGCAGCAGATATCCTTAGTAGCCCTGACCCAGTAGCCGCAGCAACAGGCTCTACTCCTACGGCTAGATCAGCTTTCTCTGAGATAGAAGAAGATAGAAAAAAAGCAGAATTACAGAATTTTTATAGCGCGGATGAAGAAACTTTTAGTGCTATGGAAAAGGAAGAAGCGACCAAATTCTTAAAAGGCTCACGCGGCTTTTTAAGCATGGATTAACAAAAAAAAAGGAAAAAACTATGTACGCATACGGTAAAGAATACATCATGGGAATGATGAAGAAACAGGGCGAGCTTAGTGATGCGCCTGAAGCTGCCCTGTATCGGGAAGCTCACGACTCAATGATTGCTGGTCCCACTGACCGCGAAGCTCTGCAGGTGGATATGCCGCGTAAGGCTAACGCAGACAATGGCGTTGATCCGGCAGTTTTTCGTATGGCTGACGAAAAAGACTACTAGAACTTAGGAATAGGCTATGCCCGATACACCTTTAGGTGACATTCCAGCGGTAGCTCTTGTAGATGAAGCAGCAACTAGTGTAGTTGGTACTGTAAATTCTAAATTTCAAGAGGCTGAAACTGGTCGTTATCAACACGAACAGCGTTGGCTAAGAGCATATAAGAACTTTCGTGGTATCTACGACTCTACTACTCAGTTTAGAGATTCTGAGAATAGTAAAGTTTTTATTAAGATTACCAAGACTAAAGTTCTTGCCTCTTACGGGCAGATGATTGATGTCCTATTTGCTAATAAGAAGTTTCCCATAGTAGTAGAGTCCAGCCCTGTTCCAGAGGGCATTGCTGAGTTCGCTCATTTGGATGTATCTGGTCAGGGTGAAACTCCTCCACCTGTGGAGAACCCTTATGGCTTTCCCGGCGATGGTAGAGAATTGCCACCCGGAGCTACGGAAGCGTCTCCGCTAGGTGGGCTTGCTGATAAGTACGAAGGTGCTAATCTGCAGGAAGGGCCTAGCAGAATGGGTGAACCTCAGATTAGTCCTGCTAGAGAAGCTGCTCGACTCATGGAAAAAGAAATCCATGACCAGTTGCATGAGAACAATGCCCCTAATATTTTGCGGCATTCTTTGTTTGAGTGCGCTCTGCTTGGTACAGGCATTATAAAGGGACCGTTAAATGAGACTAAGACTTTGCATAGGTGGGATGCGGACAAAAACTACAACCCTTCTAAGAAGCTTGTCCCTCGACTTGAATCTGTATCATGTTGGAATTTTTACCCAGACCCTTCTGGTACTAGCATTGAAGACTGCTCATACGTAATACAGCGTCATAGGCTTAACAGGTCACAGATGCGTGATCTTATGGACAAGCCCTTCTTTGATCCTGAAGCTGTTGCTGGTTGTTTGGATATGGGTCCAAACTACGATGAAAAGTATTTTGAAGACACCATCCGTAGCGAAAATCTTGAGTCTATTAGTGACACAGAGCGTTTTGAAGTTTTAGAATATTGGGGTAACTTAGATTACGCCCTAGTGCAGGAGATGGGTCTTCCTATGGAAATGGATGACCTTACAGAAGTTCCTGTAAATGTTTGGGTTTGTGGCAATCGCGTACTTCGCCTTGTTATGAATCCTTTTGTACCTTATCGCATTCCATACTTTGCTACTCCTTACGAGATTAATCCTTACCAGTTGTTTGGTGTGGGTATTCCAGAAAACATGGAAGATGCACAGCTTCTTATGAATGGTCATATTCGTATGGCTATTGATAACTTAGCACTTGCAGGTAATGTAGTCTTTGATGTGGATGAAGCATCCTTGGTTCCCGGTCAGAACTATGATATCTATCCGGGTAAAGTGTTTAGGCGTCAGTCTGGTGTTACAGGTACGGCTATCAACGCTGTTAAATTTCCTAACACTGCTGGTGAAAACATCCAGATGTATCAGGCTGCGCGTCAGTTAGCCGATGAAGAAACAGGTCTGCCTAGTATTATGCATGGGCAGACAGGTGTTTCAGGCACGGGTCGTACTGCTGCAGGGCTTAGTATGTTGATGGGCGGTGCTAACCTTAGTGTTAAAACTGTTATTAAAAACATTGATGACTTTTTGCTTAAGCCTCTTGGAGAGTGCATGTTCTTCTGGAATATGCAGTTCAATGAGGAGAGGCCAGAGATCGTTGGCGATCTTGAGATCAAACCTCAAGGCACTTCAGCGGTTATGCAGAAAGAAGTACGTAGTCAGAGACTTACTGCGCTGCTTCAAACAGTTGCTAACCCAATGCTTGCTCCCTTTATCAAGATTCCAAACCTTGTAAGAGAGCTAGCTATTGCACAGGACATTGATCCTGATCTGTTAGTAAATGACATTAATGACGCACAAATTTTTGCGGAGGTATTAAGAGGTCTAAATGCTGGACAAGGAAACATGCAAAACCCTGCTGCCGCTGGTCAACAGCAAGGAGCAATGGGACAGTCTGGAGGATTACCTTCTGGCCCTGAAGGCGAGGTATCAGGCCCTGCTGGTGGTGGAACCATTGGACTTAGAGATACGGAAGCTGCAGGGCAAGGCACAGGTGGTGGATCACCTCCTATCCCTGAAGCAGCAAGTTAACACGCAACAAAAAGAATACACAAAGATTGGCAACTAACCTACAAGAAATACTGTCTTCTGGCACACCCACGGTAACGGGTGCGAAGCCTATTACTATGGAGTCTCTTCCAGAGGCTACCATTGATGTTGCAGGCGGTGCTTCAGAGCTTCAGATTGAAGGGTTAGGCGTTAAGAAGACAAAAGATAGCCTTTCTGCAGGTACTACTTCTTCTACTGCTGCGCTTTCAACGGAAGACTTTTTTGCTGATCTAATAGCTGATACTAACTTTAAAGACCCTCAAAGTGTCTTCTCTTTTAGAAATAATGCAATTCAAAGAATTGTAGAAACTGACCCTGCTATTCTTTCCTCTCTAACGCAACCGGATACTGCTACTCCTCCTCCTTCTTCTTCCTCTTTTTCTCCTTCTCCTGCAACAAGCTCAGTGAGCGGTTTTGATACTCTTTTTGGTCAAGGGGGTGGCGACGGTTTAGATAGTGATAGCTTTGGGTCTTTTGACTCTGTTGGTTTTAGTGGAGACTCCTCCGGGGTTAGCTCTAGCGGGTTTGATACTGCCACCTCTGACTATACGGGTGCAGAAAAAGCAGGAATGGCTGGTGCAGTTTCAAGCGCCCTTGGAGTAGGTATAGGTCTAGCTTCAGGAAGAGATTATACAGATGTAGACTTAGCCGCTTCAGCCGCTGGCCTTGCTGGTGGAACTATTGGTGAGGCTTACGGAGCGTACAGCACTTATTCTGATCTTGCTGCTAGCTTTGGCAGAGGAGATTTTGGCATATCTCAGGGGCTAGCGGGAGTAAATGGAGCTATAGGGGCTATAGGGGCTATATCTGATGTAGCCGATGCTATTTCATCAGGTAAAGACTTTAGCAGCATAGCTGAAGAGGCTTTTGATAGTGCTTTAGGATTTGCTCAAGGAGCATGGTCCGCGATAACAGACCCTGCAGCGGCTGTAGAAGCCTTTACCGAATATTCAACATACGGCAGTTTAAACGCCACCAATTTAAGCTATTCCTTACCTTCTGGACAAGTTTCATACAGTATAAATTCTAAAACAGGCCAACTTAATACCCCCGGTTTTATAAGCCTTATGATGAGTTTAACCCCTCTAAGTAATGCTTTTAGCCTTGCACAAAAAGGCATGTCTTTTTCAGGGTATACTGCAAGTATATCTGATAGGGCTACGGCCTTTGGCGAGGCTTTTTCAACAACTCCGGGTATAGGCTTTACTGATGCAAACACTGCTGCAGATATTGCTGCAGCTACAGGAGTATCAGCTACAGCGTATGGCACTTTTGGTCAGATTGCAGACTTTTCTATATCTGTGCCGGGTTTTTCTGATGTATCCATTCAAGCTGACCTTTCTGCTTTAGGCAATATGGCGTTAACAGATGTAACAATGGCGGATATTAATCAAGCTGCTGTTGTTCAATCTTTCCCAAACTCCCTTGAGGAGGAAGAGGCTCAAACCGCCGCTATTCAAGGTTGGTTTGGGGCTATGGCTGAAGCAAGAGGAGTAGAAACAACAGCCGAGCTTGCAGATTCTATTTCAAGTGTAGCAGAAACGGCTGCTAGTTCCTTTTCTCAGGGTATGGCAAGCTTAGGGTACAGCTTTAGTAGCGTGGGCCTGACTGACGAAGCAGCATCAACATCTAATCAAGGCGCAGCTAATGCAGAAGCGGCATTTGCCAACGCAAATTTAGCAGCGTTAACTGAAGAAGCTAAAGCAAGTTTTACCAACGCTGCTGGAGAGTTTGGCATAAGCGACTATAACGCTGCTTATTCCTTAGCAGCAACTGCAGCTATGGACGAGCTTGCATCTACAACAGACATAGCTTTTGAAAGCGTTTCGGTAACCCTAGCTGACCTTACTGCAGAAGAGATAGCGAATATGGTTGCCACTACTATGTCGCAAGAGGCCGGACAAGGTCCTGATCCGGGCGGTATAGAAGGTGTAGATTGGGGTGATTTTGAGGGGGGTTCTATGGACCCAGACGGAAACTTTTCTTATAACTCAATTAATGACTTTGCGACGGCTTTAGCAACGTCTTTTCAAACGGGTTGGTTTGGCTATCCCGGTACACCCGCAGGGGCGCGAGGAGGTGGAGCGGGTGGTGGCCGGGGAGGCCCCGGAGGCACTGCTGGCGTTGATGCAGAGGGGATTGCTGACGCTGTTTCAACATCTGTAGCTGACGCTTTCGGGGCTGCGTTTGATGTGGCGGCGGAAGCGGCGCAGGCTTCGCTGGATGGCCCCGGCGGCGGAGATTATGACGGCTTGGCGGACGGCATAGGCGCAAACGAAGCCGAAGGCGGAATCGAGGATTCAGGCGAAACCGGCGGCCCCGGCGGCGATTGTTTTGTTCAAGGGACTCTAGTGCTAATGGCAGAGGGTTCTACAAAAGCCATTGAAAAAGTTGTAGTCGGTGATCTTGTTGCTGGTAAAGATGGTAAAGCTAATAAGGTTAAAGCCACTCATATTAAAAAGCCAGATATTCCATTTTTATATGGTTTCAATGGTCATAAGCCTTTTGTGACAGCATATCACCCGTTTATGACAAAAGAGGGATGGGGCTGCTTTGAACCTGAAAAATTTAAAGATCATCGCCCCGCTGCATACCAAGAAATTGCTAACGAGCAGGGCGGTAAAGACCTAATTAAAATTGAAAATGATTGTGAACTATTACGTAGCGACAATCAATGGGTACTAGTTGAAGATATTATTGTTGAAGGCTGCGACCCTGATCTGACGGTTTATAATCTTTCAGTGGCTAATGACAAAACCTTTGTAGCAAATAATTATATTGTTCATAATAAGGAATGTTTTATTCCCACGGCTCAAGTTACAATGTTTGATGGTTCAAACAAACAAATAAAAGATATTAAAGTTGGCGATAAAGTTATGAGCGTAGATGGAGAGGCTAATACAGTTATAGCCACTCCAGTATTTAACTTAGGCGCTAATAAAATTCATGGTTTCAATGGCAAACAACCGTTTGTTACCTCAATGCACCCAATCCTGACAAAAGAAGGATGGAAAAACTTTAATCCTAAAGCATACAAAGAAAGTTGGCCGGAAGATTATGAAAAAGTTGCGTCTGAAAATGCAGACGGGGTTATCCATGAGATAACAGAAAAGGATGAGCTTGCTTGGAAAAGTAGCAGAGACGGTGTAACTTACATTACTTTTAAAGACCCAACAGTTTTGCACGAAGACTCAAACTTTAAAGTTTACAACTTAACCTTAGATGGTGATCATACTTTTGTTGTTGAAGGTTTAGTTGTTCACAATAAGGGCAAAATAATCTGCACTGCTATGAACCAGATGTACGGTTTCGGTTCATATCGCAATGCTCTGTGGATGAAATATCAAAAGTCTCACATGGCTGCAGAGGAATATGAGCTAGGGTATCATAAATTAGTCATGCCTCTGGTTAAGAAAATGCCTACAAATAAAGTAATAAGAACCGCCCTTGAAAGGATTGCCAAGCGTCGAACAATAAACATACGGAAAGAATTGAGAGGACAGAAGCTTCCTCTGTACTACAGGTCGATGAAGTACACCGTCCGCCCTTTATTCTTTGCCGTAGGGTGGCTAGTGAAAAAGAAAATACTTTCTAAGGTAAAAATATAAGTGGTAGAGCTATTAACCTGTGTGTTTTTTGGTTTTCTCTGGTATCAGTTTATTGCTATTTTTGGAATTTCCATAGGGCTACACAGAAGTCTTTGCCATAAACAGGTTGAACTATCTAAAGTATATGAAGTGTTTGCTTTGTTTCTTGTGACCCTTACTGGAGCAAGATCACCTCTTGGGTGGATAGGCGCACACAGGATACATCATGCCACTGCAGATACTGTGGATGATCCCCACTCTCCAGATATTAAGGGGTTTTGGAAAGTTCTTTTTAATAGATGGACTTGCAAAAGTATTCCAAGAAAGCATATTAAAGATGAGCTTAAAAATTCTAGAATTATGTTTTTTCATCAATACTGGAAACATATTCATCTCTCCGCTGCGTTAATAGCTTTGCTGATAGGTATTGATGTATTTCTTATTTTTATAGCTGTACCTTTTATTTTAGGCTTCTTGGGTTACGGGTTTTTTAATGCAGCAGGACATAAAGACTTCAGGCCAAGAACAAACAAATGGATAAACATTCTGTCTGCTGGTGAAGGATACCACGACATACACCACAAGAATCCTAAACAGGTTAGACTTAATAGGTATGACTTAGCCGGTTTCATATTAGAAACATTAAACAAAAGGAGTTTTTTTTATGAGAGCAAATTACTCCAGAAAAAATAGAAAAGAGCTTCCGGCTGTATGCGTTGTTAAAGATATTGAAGTAGATACTGAAGCTCTGATTGCTTACTGCCATAAACAAAAACTTTTTGATACAGAAAAATACAAAGATATAAATGTTATTCAATACCCTTTAGTGAAGGGGAAAAACATTCCAGCCTCACACTTTAACACTAAAAGAGGTATGCAAGATTTTACAGCCGCTAATTCTTATTGCAAGGAAAAGTTTTTTAAAGAAGACGGCGCTCCTTTCTTACAAGGAAAAAAATATAAACAGCTATATTTAACTGAGTTTGATTCAACAAAAAGGTCTGGAAATGTCTCTTACGATAAGACGACTATTTTTCAAAGAAGCAAAAGATTAGACCCAGATCATCCGAGCTATCTACCAGAGGCTGATGAATATAACTACGGAATAAGAAATGAACTTGTTCAAGGAGAAATTAAAAAAGTTTTAAATTGTTTCAAGGCACCGTTAGCGAGGGTAAGGTTTGCAAATTTAGCCCCCAATTTTAAAATTAAACCTCATATAGATTATGACCCTTCGTATATCACTCGCTACCATATTCCTCTTATAACTAATAAAGATTGCTTGATGTGTGTTATAGATCGTAATGGAAATAAGATAACAGAACATTTTAAAAATGACGGTAGGGTTTATTTCTTAAACACAGGCTTAAAACACTGGGCTGAAAATAACTCAAGAGAAGATCGTATTCACTTAATCGTTGATACTAAAAATCAGCAAGACCTACAGTACTAAGGTTAAAGATAATGGAAATAACACAAGATCAATTTACAAGTAACGTAGGGCAAATGGCTGAAGCACAGCAAGCTCAGGTTATGCAGTTAATAGAACAGAATGAGCCGCCTGTGCTTAGAGCTTTTGCTGCTAGCTTGGGTGTTACTCTTACTATGGGTGAAGAACAAGCGCCGTTAGCCCCTTCTGAGGAAGTTGGTGGGGAGCCTCCGCTACTGCCGAGAGAGAGAAACCTTCAGGAGATGCAGCAGTTTGACAATCGCATGGACCCTGATCCTGACCCTGACCCTGACGTTTCCGATCCTGCAGCCTTTCCGGGTCAGGTTACTGCTCCGGGGGCAAGAGAAGTGCAAGCTACTCCCATACAAAATCAGATGCAGCAATTAGCCCTTGGCGATCAGGTGGCTGGTATGATTGAACAGCCGGGAGCGGAAAATGAAACGGGTGTAGCTGATGATGTTCCTATGGATGCACCTGAAGGGGCGTTTATTATAAATGCCTCTGCAATAGCAAAAGTAGGGCGGCTTGATTTTGAAAAGCGCATACTTGCTCCCGCAATTGAAGAGCTTAAGAGGGAAGGTGTTAACATAGAACTAGCCTCACTAAAATCTCCTTCTAAGCAGGTTGATGGTGCTGTTGATATTGCTGTGTCTAACAAAGAATATTACATCCCCCCTGAGTTAGCTGAAATGATTGGCACGGACTTGCTTGAAAAGATCAACAAGCGTGGCGAAGCAGAGACAGAGAAAAAGTTAAAGGAACAGCAAGAACAGCAGCCCCAGCAGCAGGAACAAGCCGCCCGTCCGGGTCAGAGGCAGATTCCTGTGCGTGGTGCTAAAGGTATTGATGGGGTTAAAAATCCCGAAGTAAATAATCTTGCGAGGCTTCTTGTTTCAGAGGCTGGGGGTGAGGGTAAAGAAGGAATGCAAGTTATAGCTAATGTTGTTGCAAATCGTCTCTTCGATACAAAAACTAATTTTAAAAATCAAAAAACTTTTGATCAGGTTATAAGCGCAAAGCTTCCTAGTGGAAAGGGTAATGAGTTTACAGGATATAATAATAAACTGTATAACGATGCTCCTAACAGCCCCGTTTGGAAAGAGGCTGTGGATATAGCCGAAAAGCAAATTTCAGGTAAATTAGATGACGTTACCGAAGGCTCCACCTACTATAGAAATAAAAATTCTAAGGCAGGGTCAACTAAGGATGGTCAGGATTTTTTTGACAAGGGGGTCAAAAGAGGAAGATTAAAAATCTACAAAACCATAGGGAACCATACGGTCTATAAGGATACAGAGTCGTCTACATACACCCCTAATTCCGTACCTTTGCCCAAGAGAAAACCCGCTAGCCCCAACAACAGTTCCCCGGAAGGGGGAACGCCTCTCGCGCTAGAGAAACAACAAAGTTTTATGTCTCAAAATAATGAGACAAGAGTTTCTCCAATCTCTGATAAAGAGTTACAGAGAAAGGAAGAAAATGCAAGTACGACAACGTACATTGCAAAATAAGATGCAGCTACCCGTTAATTAACGGCCCTGCGTAGTACCAAACCCAACTGCGGCTACCCTTTTATAGGCCCCGTAAGGAGGAAAAATGACTAAAGAAGTACAAGCTAAAGAAGATGAGAAACTAGGCCCTTATAAAGGCAGCTACAAATCTGATGTGTACAAGGACGATGAAGTAGTTGACCCGGAAGCTACCCTAGAGGAAGACGCTGAAGACACTAACCAGTTTGACGATGAAACCATTTCCGTTCAGCCCTCTCAGAATAATTCTGAAGTGCAGACGGAGGAGCATGATTACAAAAAACGTTATGATGATTTAAAGAAGCACTACGACTCCAAACTCCATGAGTGGAGAGAGGAAAAGGAACAGCTTGTTTCTCAACCCGTAGAACAAGAAGCGCCAGAATATGACGCCAATATTGAGAACTTTAAAGAAAACTATCCTGACGTATATAATGTAGTTGAAGCGATTACTGCTAAGAATGCTGAAAAAGAACTTGCTGAACTTCGTGAACAAGTTTCGCATCTTTCTCGGAAGGAAGAGCAGCTAAAAGCTAAAAGTGCTTATCAGCAATTGCTGGCCCTGCATCCTGACTTCTCAGAAATTAAAAAGTCTGAAAAGTTTGCCTCTTGGCTTCAGGAGCAGCCACCTAGCCTTTCAGATGGTATCACGAAGAACAAGGAAGATGTTAAATGGGCTTCCCGCGTTCTTGACTTGTACAAGGCCGATACTGGCTCAAACAAAAAAGTAGGCAGACCTCGCAAACAACAGGCTGCAGCAGCAGAAGCCGTAACAAGGACTAAAGGCATTAATGTTGCTACAGACTCGAATGCAAACAAAAAGGTGTGGACTACTTCAGAGATACGTAGACTCAAACCGCATGAATTTGAAAAAGTTGAATCAGAACTGGATCAGGCTCAAGCGGAGGGACGTATCGTTAATAGATAGACTATAAAGAAAGGACTTGAGATATGGCTGTTTCCGTATCAGCCGGTTATGGTAATCTACCTACCGGTAATTTTCAGGCCGAAATCTATAGCCAAAAGGTTCTTAAGTTTTTCCGCCGTGCGTCGGTAGTCGAAGACATTACCAATACTGACTACGCAGGAGAAATTGAGAACTTTGGTGACACGGTTCGGATTATGAAAGAACCTACCGTTACGATTTCCGCATACTCGCGAGGCTCTGTGGTTACGCCGCAGGACTTGGCAGATGACGAAATCCAGTTGACGGTAGATCAGGCACAGGCGTTTGCGTTTAAGGTGGATGACATCGAAGAGCGTCAGTCGCATGTGAACTTTGAGGCGCTTGCCACCTCTTCAGGTGCGTTTTCGCTGAAACGTAACTACGACAAGAACGTACTTCAGGCCATGATTGACAATGCGGGTATCAAGGGTGCTTCTGGCACGGTTGAAACCGATTCCAATCTTGGTACTTCAGGTACTCCAGTTACGGTTACTGGTTCCGATGCCGGTGATGACGTTGTAAACCTTATGGCTCTTATGGCTCGTAAGCTCGATGAGCAGGACGTTCCTGAAGAGAACCGTTGGTTTGTAGCGCCCCCGCGTGTCTATGAAAACCTGTACAAAGCGGGTGCGAAGATCGTTGAAGTTCAGGTAACGGGTGACGCTAGTTCCCCGCTCCGTAATGGTCTGGTTACGAACCAGAAGATTATGGGCTTCAGCCTCTACAAGTCAAATGCACTCCGTCAGTCGGCGGATGCTACGACTACGACCGACATGGTATCGCTTTCCGGCGTTGGTACTGGTGAGAACATTGTTCTTGCTGGTCACATTTCCGGCATGGCGACTGCCAACTCAATTGCTAAGACAGAAGTTATTCGCGATCCCGATTCGTTCTCGGATGTGGTTCGCGGTCTGCACGTTTATGGCCGTAAGGTCATTCGTCCAGAGGCTCTCTGCCTCGGCATTGTAGATTACAGCTAAGGGGAGGACATAACTTATGGCTACTATTGATCGTACTATTACCGGAGGTGGGACCGTTGGTCATCCTTCGCGTATGCCTACTCCTTATGTGATCACTTCGCAGGTCCACGACACTGCCGATGGCGGTGCGGGTGGAGATGTCGTCCAGTTGGTTGACGTTCCTGCGGATAGCATGATTATTGCCGGTGCGCTTGAAGTTCTTGAAGCGCGTGGTAATGCTCAGGTTACTCTGGATATCGGTATTACTGGTGGTGACGTAGACTGTTTTGTTGACGGTTCTGTGCTTGCTGCTGGCTTTACACCGTTCCTTGAAGCCGCTGTTGGGGCTTCCGGGGCTAACGCTCGTATCCTAACAAGTGCTGACACGATTGACGCCCTCATCCTTGATGCTGGTTCGTCTGGTGAAAGTGCTGCTCGTTTCCGCGTTCACGTTTGCTTGGTTGACATTTCTCGCAACCCGCTTACGGAAGCGGCTACGGTTTCGTCGGGTACGTAAATGTACTAAAGGTTTCTGTGGGGTTCCTTTTAAAAACCCCACCCTTCTTGCTATGATATTGAATTGATGGAGGTCATATGTTTATCAAGCTACTTACTAAAGATGAAGTAAATTTTTGTTTGGACAAAATAGATAGTAACACGTACAAAAGCGGAAAAGAGACTGCCGCTGACTTAGAAAGCATAAAAAGCAATCAAGAGTCTAACAGCGTTCCAGATGAAGTTAGAAAACTCATTACAGACAAATTTTACGATACTCACTATATAGACAGCGTGTATTGCCCTACTAGAGTATCAGTAAACTTTTATAACAAATATTTTAAAGACGACTACTACGATTTACACGTAGATTCTTTTAAGGCTAACCCTAAATCAAAAAATGTATTCTTTGACTATGGGTGGAGCGTAAATTTATCAGACGATTACGAAGGTGGAGAATTTATTTTAGATACTTCAGTAGGCAGGATAGGTAAAAAGCTAGGTGCAGGTGAAGCTGTAATATTTCCTATCATATACCCTCATGGAGTAGGGAAGGTCACTAAAGGTTTTAGACAAAACATAATTGGATGGATGTCCTCTAATGTATCTTACGAACAGTCTTTTATTTTGCAAAATATGTATGAGGTAAATGCTTATCTCATGGAAACTCAAAAGAGCATGTTTACAAAATCAACGCTTGTTCAGATGTATTTAAAGAAAGCTTGGGGTATGTGATATGAAGCGGATTTCGGCGGCGTTGCTTTTTTTTGCAATGGTTTTTATAGCGGTAAAACCAAGCCAATCGCAAGAGGCTTCTAACCTTTGTTTTCCTATAGGTACTATTAAAATTCAAGCTGAAAGTATTGGAGAGTATCCTGCATTTTCTTTCAGAGATTTTCAATACAGCATAACTTTTACAATGTATATAAACCCTGAAACTAAAAGCTACACGTTAACGGGAGTAGCCGACATCAACCCTGATGTTGAATGCGTGTCCTCTATTGGGACTAATTTTGCACCCGCTATAAAAAAAACTAAGGGGATAGACTCTTGACAAACGCACTAGCCCGTCCAGTTCGACTAAGAAATGCAGGGGTTGCTCTTAGCAGCACAGATCAAACAACAGTCTACACCGTTCCTGCTGGTCACGATGCTGTATTAAAAAAAATTGTTATAGCCCAAACCTCAGGACATCAAACGGACATTACCGTACAGATAACCGATGCTAGTGCGAGTGCTACATACTCTATTGTAAATGAATTTGCAATAGCTTCACATAGCTACCTTATTCTAGATTTAGATTTAAATTTGAATGAGGGAGACGCTATTAAACTTACAGCAGAAACTGCTAATAGGCTAGAAGCGGTGCTATCTATAGATGAATTATTTTTAGCTAACAGTTAGGCAAACCATGAATTATGTAGAATTAATAAACTCTGTTCTGTTCGATATAAACGAAACAACTGTTGCAGAAACTGCTGCAGGTTTGTCCGGCACAAGAGGTGTACAGACCACAGTTAAAGTAGGCATTAATAAAGCCATACGCGATATAGATGCCGAGTACATTCAGTGGCCTTGGCATTTCCACAGTGCGAGGTACACTCTCTTTGGCGGTACAGGTCAGTATAAATACCCTGTAAAGGTAGTAGTTTCTAGTGTTAGCGGAGCCTTCACCCTCAACGAGGTTGTTACAGGAGGAACGTCCTCTGCAAAGGGTATTCTACGAAGAGTACCTCCGCATGGTGGTCATTCAGATGAGCAGTACATGCTTATAGAACCTATTGAAGGAGAGTTTCAGGCAGCAGAAACTATAACAGGCGTATCTTCTACCCGCACGGCTACCTCTGGAGTTGTTACTTTCTGCACTGATGTAGACTATGATGGGTTTTTTCTGCGCCCACAGAACCTCATTAAAGAGGGAGAGTTTGACAAGACAATTACTCTTGGCTCTTACTGGTCTAGCCGTAGTTCTGACCCTGCAGGTACTAGCACAGGAGGCACTCCAGCGGTTAGTAATGACATTAGCGGCAATGGCGGATACGCAGCGGGTGTTCTTCGGCTAAACGCTGGTTGCGTTGATCAGGCCATACCTACAGTAGAAAATAGATCATATAGAATTACTGCAAGAATATCTTCGGGCAGTTCTTCAGCTACTTCTGAAACTCTTAATGTTTTTGCTGGTTCTAGCAGCGATAAAGATTCTGATTTATCCACAACATTTACTATTTCAAATGTTGGCGCTGGAGAAATAAAAACGGCTAGGTTTACTGCATCAACTCAGCAGACTTTCATAAGTCTTAGCAATACTGCATCTCAAAATCTTGATATAGATTTTATAGAAGTATTTGAAGAGGACGCTTCAGCAAAACCTCTAAAGTATAAATCTTATGAAGAGTACCATGAAGGATTAGGTAGGTATCATTCTTCCTACAGGCAAAGTGAGTTCTTATCCCTTTCATCCCCCGATAGTGGGTTTGGTGCGCCTGATTGCGTATACCGCATCAGGAGTGATGTTGCATTTGGAGTTACTCCGATACCTGAAAACACTCAGTATGAGGTTGAGTTTGATTTCTATGACTCTTCTGCAGAATTGTCTCTATTTAATGACACTCCAAAAATCCCTCTAAGGTATCAAGATGTAATTGTAGCCCGTGTAAAATACTACGTACATATTCTTAGAGGTAACGATCAAGCTGCACAGTTTGCATTTAGAGACTATGAGAATGGTATCCGCAGAATGAAAACAGAGCTTCTTAATCAAAAAGACTATATGAGAGCCGTTTAATGCCCATACAAGCCTTTCCTGTAAACTGCGATGGCGGTCTTGTTCTTGACAAAAGTGTTTTTGTTGCAAAGCCCGGAGAAGCAGTGACTCTTGAAAACTATGAACCTTCTGTAACTGGAGGCTACTCTAAAATTCTTGGGTTTACTAAGTTTGATGATAATCAGGTTACTGGCTCAGGCGGAATACTTGGTATAGCAGTATGGAATGATAAAGTAGTTGCTGCACGGGGCGCTAACGTGATGTTTAGTTCAGGCTCTGGATGGACTTCTATCGCTAGCAATCGTTCTGATGCAGAACGTTACTCTTTCTCCGTTTATAACTGGACGGGTACAGAAAAAATTGCAATGGCTGACGGAGCTAACGATGCCGCCACGTATGATGGAAACACTTACCTACCTTTAACAGGAGGTGCAGGTTCTGGAGCAGGAACTAAACCTGCGGCACCTGAAGTTGTTGTGGAGCATAAAAACCACCTATTCTTTTCGGGTATGACTAATAACAGACACTTAGTCCAGTTTAGCGCACCTTACAGTGAAAATGATTTCAGTGTTGCTTCTGGCGCAGGGCAGATATCTGTGGGAGATGAAATTGTAGGATTAGCAAAATTTCGTGAAACTTTGGTTATTTTTTGTAAAGACAGCATATACAGGTTAGCCGGTTCTAGTGTAGCAGACTTTGTGCTGCAGCCGGTTACAAGAAACATAGGCTGTTCTTCTCGTTTTAGCATTCAAGAAATAGGAGGTGATCTTATCTACCTTGCTCCTGACGGCTTAAGAACTATCGCGGGTACTGAAAAGATTGGCGATACGGAGCTAGGGACGATTTCTAAGCAAGTTCAGGCAAGGTTAATTAGTTTAAATGCGGGTCAAATAGATAATATCTCCTCGCATGTCATACGCGGAAAAAGTCAATACAGAATATACTATCCTAGCGGTGCAGCTACAGATGCTAACTCTACAGGTCTTATGGCTGTTCTAAAGAGAGGTACGGATACAGGTCAAATTGGTTGGGAGTATGCTGATCTAAAGGGCATTAAACCTATGAGTGCTGCTCATGGAAACATATCTAATCAAGACACTGTTCTTCACGGGGACTTTGATAATGGCTACGTATATCAACAAGAAAATGGAAGCACTTTTGATGGCGTAACAATGGCCTGTACTTACAGAACAATTGATTACAATATGGGTGATGTAGGAATAAGAAAAAATATGCAAAGGGTAGTTATAAACTATCTTGGAACAGGCACTGTAGCTGGTGTAGACATGAATCTTGAATATGACTATGGAGATATTCTTTTGCCTAGCCCTGCACTGTATGATCTTCTTGATCCTGCGGGGTCTGCTTTTTATGGCAGTGCTATAATGAATACAGCCGAATATGGCGCAGCAATATACACACCCCTGTACCGCCAATCTGTAGAAGGTTCAGGCTTTGCATTGGCACTAAAGTTTACAGATACAAGTACAAATCCTACTTATACTTTAAAAGGATTTTCATTAGAATTTACACCGGGAGCTAGAATGTAATGGGTACAGCTTATACAAAAACAAGCCCAACAAATTTTGTAGATGGGGAAACTATTCAAGCGTCTGATTTTACCACAGAGTTTGATGCTATTGATGCCGCTTTTGAAACAGGAGGCCATCAGCATGATGGTACAGATGGTGAGGGAGGAGCTATTGAAAAGCTCTTAAGCAACACTATTACTTTTGGTACAGGAGCCGATACTGATATTGTTGTAACCTTTGATGGTAATACTGCAGATGGCGTATTAACATGGATGGAAGATGAAGACTATTTTAAATTTTCTGATGACATTCTCTTAACGACCACAGAAAAGATACAGTTTGGAGATACCGCAAGCTTTATTCAACAAAGCTCTGATGGTGTTCTGCGTATTGATGGCGAAGCAACCATTGATATGAACGCCTCTACTGCAGTTACAGTTAGTAATGATCTCAAGCTAGATAGCGATAGTGCAGTTCTTGGTTTTGGTTCTGATAATGATATCACGGTCACTCATGCTGCAGATACCGGCCTAACCCTTGGAGGCGCGGGTGGAACCACCGGATTAGTCATCGACAATACTGCGACTGATGGCGACCCCTTCCTATCCTTTGCGCTGTCTGGCACACAGACATTTACAATGGGTGTAGACGATGGAGACAGTGACAAGTTTAAAATTGGCACCAGTGCGATAGGCACTAGCACCGCTCTTACATTAGACTCTTCAGGTAATCTTGGTGTTGGCGGTAATTTAACACTGGGAACAAATACTGCAGGTAATTTGCTTATCGCAGACGGCACAAACTTTAATTCCGTAGCTGTAGGTTCTCTGTCTGAAATAGCTACTGTTGCAAACGATGATGTTTTCTTAGCTGTTGATACGTCAGGTGGTGGACTAAAGAAAATTCAGAGGTCTGCTGTAGTTGCAGGACTTGCTACCTCTGGTGCTATATCAAATGTCGTCGAAGATACGTCACCTCAGTTGGGCGGTGATCTAGACATGAATGGTCAGGATATTGTGACCACTTCAAACGCTGATCTAGAATTAGCCCCAAATGGCACAGGCCATGTAACTGTTCGAGGTAATACTAACCAAGGCACTATTCAATTCAACTGTGAAGCCAACACTCATGGACAGCAAATAAAAGCTGCGCCTCACTCAGAAAGTGCTAACAATGTTTTAACCATACCAAGCACAGGCGGTAACTCAACTTTAGTATCAGATGCTTCTACATCTACGCTAACAAATAAAACACTAACGACCCCTGTAATTAATGCGGGTGCTGATCTTAAAAATGGCGCAACCAGTGCTGGTTTTGTGAAGTTTTTTGAGGACAGTGACAATGGCACAAACGCTGTCACTCTCATTGGCCCTGCATCTACAGCGGATGTGACAATAACTTTACCTGCAACTGCAGGAACAGTAGCTCTTACAGGCACTAATGTCACCGTGCCTGATGATGGGACGGTTGGTTCTGCATCTGCAACCGATGCGATGACCATATCTTCTGCAGGTATTGTTACATTTAAGGATGATATTGTCATTAAGGATGCTGGCACTATTGGTTCTGCATCAGATACAGATGCGCTATCAATCTCCTCTGGCGGTGTGGTTAACTTTACACAAGCCCCTACAGTTTCAAGTGCAGCGATTAAGACGGCAGGTAAAGAGACTATCTTTGTACCTGCAGCGGCTATGACCCCCACTGCGACAAATGGTTGTGCGTCGTTAACCACAGCAGAAACAACCTCTGGCCGTCCTGACATGAATGTTTTGGACTTTGAAGCCTCGGCAGATACACACGCTCAGTTTCAAATTGCATTTCCAAAAAGCTGGAATGAAGGCACAGTTACTTTTCAGGTTTTTTGGACAACTACTGCAACGGACACGGATGGTGTTGCTTGGGGTCTGCAAGGCGTAGCAGTCTCTGATAATGATACTATTGACGTTGCATATGGTACTGCAGTGGTTGTAACAGATGACGCTTTAAGTGCTGCAGAAGATTTGTGTGTAACCGCAGAAAGCGGTGCAATTACGATAGCAGGAAGCCCTGCTGATGCAGATATGTGTTTCTTTAGGATATTTAGAGATGTTTCTGATGGTAACGATGATATGGCAGAAGATGCGCGACTACTCGGTATAAAGTTATTCTTTACCACTGATGCAGCCAACGATGCCTAATTGGAGTAAAATATGAGTTTTGGATATCAAATTCTAGGGTTTGGTGCAGGGGGTAGTGCGCCTCCAGAAGCAGTTGTCTATATAGACGATTTAACAAGTTCAAGTGATGCGGGTATATGGTCTGTAGGCGGAGATTGGGTTTATGATGATGATGAAACCAATACTCAGTCAGGCACAGCAGACAATTGGCTAATGATGGTTGCACCATACAATACCAATTATTATGCAACGACACCAATTTCTTATAACATTTCAACTCACGAATTTACTGAACTTGCCTCTGATTGGACAATGTATGCCTTAGGATCATCCTCCCACTCTGGGTCGGGGCAACAGTTATCTCTTGATCGAGGTATATGGGGTATGCGTTCTGCTGCTGGTGGGTTTACGGCAAGAAAGTATTTTACTGATCTTGCTGCAAACCTTGGTAGTTTTGATAATAATATAAATGTAGTATCAGCCGCACAAAGATATGGTGGGGGATACCGATTAAATGACACACAGGGTGTATGGGGAATAAACGCTAATCAACAGCGATTTTATATGGGGACATATTCTGGCGGCGCATCCACTACAATATCAGCCTCTTCTGGTGATTCAAGTGCAAACTATCATTATGAATTGTCATCTCCGGGAGGCGGCAGTGAATATGCAAACCTCGGAACAATAAATGAATTTATATTCTTAAATAATGCTAACTCAAATACGTTTACTGATGCAACGACACGGGTTGACATCAATCATATGTCTTGGACAGGTTCAGCAAGCGGATCACTCACAAGAACAGATAATGACAGCGCAGTAACTTTACCAACACACACTGGCAGCACTGAGAGGCCACGTCTGCTTGCCACAACTTGGGGTAATGTTTTAATACATTCAGATACCGCAAATCCAGCCAATTCAGTAGTATATCCAATTACATGGTCGGGCGGTACAGCAACCGTTGGCAGTTCAGTAGCTTTTGATGGTGGCACGGATGTACCCGCAGGACAGTGTTTTTGGCAAGGATTGGATGGAATTAGATATGCAGGTAATTACCCAAAGTATTCGTGTGGTCAAGATAGAAGTGGAAGTAATCCAGATTTATATCGAACAGCAAGAGTTTACACCAGTGGCTCTGACATGCTAGTAGATACCATAACTATAGACTTTTCTAATTCAGATGGGACTCACACAGTGGAGACTAAACAAACAGCAGTAACAACCTTTTCAAGCTCATCTTCTGCCTCCATATGGCCTATATTTATGAAAAACAATACTGATCTTGGTATTTGGCATCAAGACACTGCTAAGTTTCACTATATTGAAAACGCTTATTTTTGAGGAATGTTATGGCTGAACCATACGACTTTATGTTATCTAAGTATATTGAGATAGGAAAAGCTGGAGAAAGGTATCCCAACCATGTTCCAGAACATTCTTCTAGTTTAGCAATGGAGGCTGCAATAGAAAACTTTGGTAGCACATATACGGAAGAGGAGTATAATGCCTCTAGGGAAGAGTGTGAGGTGTACGTTCAAGCAACTTATGCTAACAGGTTTACGCGTATAGATGAGTGATACTCTTTTTAACGGGTTTTTTGCAGTTCCTGTTTTACAAAAACGTATTCCTAAAGCTGATAAAATAAACAAGGGCATTTTAGACAATTTAGATACTTTTATAAAAAATAATAAGAATAAAAAACCAATTAATTGGTGTTGCGAATTATATGTTTCTGGAGTTGGAGAAAATATAATTGATCACCCTAATTTTTTACAGCTTAAAGACCCTGTACTAAGTGTAGCAAATGAGTTTTGTGATCTGTTAGAATATGACACGGTTAACTACAAATTAAAAATTAGAGACTCTTGGTTGAACGCATATAGTGCAGGACATTCTCAAGAAACACATAATCATCCCGATTCAGACATAAGTGCAATTTACTATCCATGTGCTTCAAAGGAAGATGGGCCTTTAGTATTTAAATCCCCTTTTCACGACAACATGCGATGCACACCAATATTAAAACAAAATGAAAGAAATTTAACTCAAATGTTTGTTAGGCCGGTAGAGAGTGCTTTAATTATGTTTCCTAGCTATCTTTTACATAGTGTAATGCCAAATAAATCTGAAAGACGAGTTAGTATAGCTTTTAATTTTGTATTAGAAAGTAACTAAAGTGGATGGAGCAATTGATCTTCGCCTGATCATAACTCTTGGCGGTATACTTTTTTCTGTAGCTGGTGCTGCTGCTGTTGGCAAAATGCAGATTAAAGTTATATTAGAAAACTTAGCAGATATTGAAAAAAGACTTCGTGCTATGGATAAACGTGTAGATACGTTAGACACCTACCATAGCACACAAAAACAACGTCTTGACATACTTGCTCAAATGAATAGCCCTGAAAATCTTAGAAGAGAACACATGGCTACAGCAAAGATGCAAGCAGATATAGATAGTTTAAAGTCTGCAACGGAATCTTTAAGGAAAATGCATAATGGTGTACATCCTCCTGTAGCAAGTTCTAGAACTGCTTCTTAATACAATGTTTAACTTGACTTTTACTTGAAAAAAGGTATAATAGTATGGACCCTAAGAATCCTGAAAGTATTAAAAATATAGTAGATGCAGTTATAGGAACTAGCCTTGTGTCAACTCCTATATGGCTGCAACATTTAGAGCAGACTCTTCAATTGTTTATGCTTGTGGGCGGTTCTATACTTTTAATCTTTAGGTTATGGGCAATGCTTAAAGGAGCTAAAGATGAAGAAGGAAATGGATAACACTTACACTGAAAATCTTATAAGAGTTTTAGTTCGTCAAAGGGATGCAGCTATGTCTAAAAATGCAGAGCTTGAAGCAAAGTTGGCAGCTATCACTCAAAATCTAACACAGCAGCAAAGTAAAGAACAGGCCGAAGACTTGTTTAAAGAAAGATTACATAAGGAATAACTAAATGGCTGAAGAGACAGAATCAACAGCAACTGCTACAGATGTCACACCGCTGACGATTGACGAGGAGCAGGGACAAGTATCGCTTTTAGATAGGGTTGCTCAAGAGGCTAATCTATCAGAGCCTAATTATCAGATACCTGAAGCTGCAAAAGTACCTTTTACTCCTAGAACTTTACAGGAGGATGAGCTTTTTGCTTCTTCTGAAAAGCTTGCTGATGTTGCTCCTCCTATACAAACGGCTAGTATGACAGGGCTAGAACTTCCCACTCCTACTAGAACAGCAGCGGCTACGTATCAGTCCTTTGTTGAAGAGGGAACTCCTGAATTTGAAGCGGCTAAGGGCCAGCTTTCTGCACAATCTGTTGTTGGAGATATACAGGGTGCAGTTTCTGAAGAAGCTCTTGCAGTAGGAGTTACAGAAGAGCTAGATGAAAAAGCTACTGTAAAGTTTCAGCTAGGGGAACTGTTTAAATCTTTTGAAGAGGGGCAACCTCCTCCTCCTTGGGCTGCTCCTGCTGTACGTAATGTAGGCTCTATGATGTCTCAGAGAGGGCTAGGAGCGTCCTCTATGGCAGCGGCTGCTATTAGCCAAGCTATAATGGAATCTGGCATACCTATAGCAACACAGGATGCTAACAAGTATGCTACTATACAGCTTCAAAGTTTAAACAATAAACAACAGGCTACTCTACAGAATGCCGCTACTTACGCTGCAATGGATAAAGCTAATCTAGATGCGCGAATGACAGCAGCGGTAAATAACTCCCGCGCTTTTCTTCAGATAGACACACAAAACCTTACTAACGAACAGCAGCTAAAAACTATTGACCTGCAGTCACAGTTTCAGAAACTCTTTACTGATCAGGCGCAAGAGAATGCCGCTAGACAGTTTAATGCTAAGTCTCAGCTACAGGTGGATCAGTTCTTTACAGAGCTTGATACTCAGGTACAGAACGCTAATGCTAGTCGGTTAGCCGCTATGGACCAGTTTAATACTGACCAGACTAATGCATCTACAAGATATTATGAAAAGTTAAACGATGCTAGGGAGCAGTTTAACGTAAACAATGAAAATTTAATTCAACAGTCTAATGCTGTATGGCGTAGAAATATCAATACGGCTAATACTGCAGAAGAGAACGAGGTTAATCGGACTAACGCACTTAACCTTCTTGGTATAACACAATCAAGCATGGATAAACTTTGGCAGAGGTATAGAGATGAGGCAGGATGGATGGTAACTATTTCTGAGAATGCAGCGCAGAGGGCGCATAATACTGCAGTACTTGCACAGCAGCAGGATTTTAATTCTGAATTGTATGAGAAGCAAGCTGAAGATACTTTTTACAATACATTGGGTAATACCGTTATTCAGGGCGTCTTTGGCGTATTGGGGGCTTAAATGGATTTTAGTATATTTGATGGCATTTCAGAGTTTGTTAGCGATGCATACTATGGCGTAACCTCTGCATTTGACAGTGGTGGAAGCAGTGCCTCTACTTTTAATTACACATCTTCTGATGATTATGATGATTATCCCGATCAGAATCTTAACTATGATGATGAAGGAAATATAGATGATTCCTTTCTTACATATGTTAGCGGTGGGGATGGATTCGATGAATACGGCTATAGTAGTGGAGATTATCAAAAAGGCGGTTACTTTGAGCCTTATGATGACCGTAGCTACCTTAAACAGGCACAAGATTTCCTGTACGAAAATTTAGGTGTAGACAAAGAAACGGCTAAATTAATTAAAAGTTTTGCAGGTGCTGCGGGTGCTGTTCTTAAAGGACAAGGGGGCCAAGGGGGCCAAAGGGGTCAAGCAAATCAAAATGCTGGGCCAAGAAGCCCTGCAGCAAGAATGCTACCAACCAGACCAGTGGGTGATCCGGGTGTTGCCCGTTCTGCACAGTTAGCAGGTCTTTCTCCTAGAGCGCAAGCAGCTATGCAGGCTATGGCGGCTAATGGTGGTAAGCCCGTTAGAGATTTAAGCGAATTGATTGCAGGGACTAATACTCCCAAGGGCCGCACCATTGCAAATCCTAGCAGCTTAAGAGGCCTTAATATTAGACAAAGCCAGTATGTGTAGAGGAATAAACTATGCCATTAAATCCTGATCCGTATTACCGCGATCCTAAAATTGAGGAGTTAAAATCTCCAGAGCCGGGAAGCACAAAGGCTATTGATAGGTTCAACGCCCCTATCCCCGGACATTCTCTTACACAGCCCCCTCAGAACTGGGCGTGGGAAAAACCTCCTGTATATACAAATCCTGAAGAAGCGATGATGTATGTGGTTGAGCGGGTGGAGAAGCCAGATGTTGAAGAGAACTTCTTGCGACTGCTATTAGCCGGTACTCCTATTGAAGCGATAACAAATACCATTGTATTTGCTGGTTTTAGCGAGGGGTACTGGACACCCGACATGGCTGAAATACTCAAGCCTCCGATAGCTATGCACTTTATGGGGTTAGCTATAGAGAATGAGATTCCGGCTACAATTTTTAACATTGATCCTGAAGTTACAAAAGAGAAGAACATGGTGTCTGAAGAAGCCGTTCTTGAGCTTATGGAGAAGAACAGACCGGATATGTATAACAAGCTAATGTATGCTGCTGATGTACTGTTAGAAGACCTTGATGAGTCTCCTGAAGGAGAAGAAGTAACAGAAGGCGGCATGATGGGCGATATGGAAGAGATGTCTGAGCCTACTCCTGTGGATGAAGGCTTTATGTCTATGGAAGAAGAACAAGAGGAATTAGTATAATGGTATCACCTTTTATGTCGTTTGCAACTGGAGCTTTGGGCGCTGTAAATAATCAGATTAATAAGTATCAGCAGACTCAGGCAGCAGAGAAGTTAGCAGAACAAGAGGAACAGAGAGAACTTAACAAACTTGAATTTGATAGGGCTACTAAAGAGTTAATTCTTAAGAGGCGACTTAAAGCAGAGGAAAAGACTGCTACAACAGGCGCAGAAGCCCGCTTAGATGCTGCTAGAATAAATGCAGCATCCCGCAGATACGCTGCTGATCAAGGTGCAACATCAGCAGAAGAAGCTGCTAAAACACGCGCAAAATCAGCAGCAAAAGTTGCTGGTATAAATAAAGAAGCTAAAATAGAGGCAGAAAAGCTTAGACAAAAAGCAAATAGGGCAAAACTCTATTCTAGTGCTGGTGGTTTTGAATGGCTCAAAGGAGCATCAGAGCGGGAGAGGGTCGTCAATCCCTTGACTGCCTTTGTTAGTGAGCCTGAAAAATTTGAAGCAGCTTACAACGATGCAAAGACGGGTCCAGAGCTTAAACGTAAACTTCTTTCTGTATATCAGATGGCGTATAATTTAAATTCAACGGATTCAAATCCTGATCCTGATGTTGCTGCTATTTACAGCGGTGTATTGAAAGGAAGCCCTTTTGTAAGAAATGCTTTTTTAAGCATACAAGACAACACTACAAAAATGCCACAAACAGGAAGTCCTGAAGTTTCTCAAACAAGGGTTCTTGGCAATAATCTTAGAATGCCGGATACTCCCGAAGTTAAAGATGCTATCGCTTCCTTTAGTAGTGTTAGGCGAAGTAAGATGAACCCTGCTCAAGCTGGAGCAGAAATGTTAAAACTTATAGGCCCCTATGATCCGGGAGCAGGTAACGACTCTGATATTAATAAAATATATGTAGCAGCGTCTAGTCCTACTGTTAAATACTTTTCTCAAATTGGTAGTGGCACTGAACAGCAAATTAAAGAAGCAAGAGAATGGTTGTATAACCCTGATAATGGGTTTGTTAATGAAGATGGAACTTTAAAAGATGAAGCATACTCTTTAGTATCACTCTATGGAAGACAAAATGCTAGCTTTAGACCTAAAGTAAATGCTAGGCCTCAACCTAAAACAATTCAACAACTTTCTAAAAACGATACTAATATTAAAGCAGAAATAAAGATGGTTCAGGAGTCTCGTCCTCTTGCATCAGCAGCGAAAAATACATTAAATGCTTTAAGAGAACAAGTTGAAGTTGTAGGAGTTGGTAGCAGTATTTTAACGGGCTTTCAAGCACTGATGACTTCTGTTCCTTCTTTTGTAAAAAATCTTAGTGCTCAAGCTCAGTCTGTTATAGATAGTGGTACTCAAATTCGCTATAACACTAAAGATAATAAACCATATAGAGCAATGTCTTCTAAAACACAAAGTAGACTTAGAGAAATAGGAAAAAAATTATCTAGTGCAGAAGCCTCTCAAGATGCTAAAGGTGTGGCTGCTGCACAAGTAGAAATGTTACAGAATATGCTTGCGTACCAGTTAACTTCTATTCTTCAGGGCGGCACTGGTGGCCGAACCATTTCTGATACTGACGTAGAAAGAGCGTTAAAAATGATGGGTGGCCCCACCGATAACTTAGAACAGACGCTGCAAAAATTAGATTTTGTAGCAAATCTTATAAACAATACTATTTCTAAAGGTAGACTTTATGAAGAATTAAAAGAGGATAAAAATGCAGCCCTCTATGACTCTGTAAAAAAATTCTCTCGCGTATTGGGCTATACCGATACTAACGTAGATGGTGCAATAGCAAGACAACAGCAAGAACTAGGAATTACAAGCAGTAGCCTCCAGCAGGAAGGTGCTGGCGTTGTAACAAACCTGTTAAGTAGAGCATCG